ATAGATAGAAAGGAAAATATAATGTCCAAGAAAAACAAACCAATTGATCTTACTAAGTGGCTCAATAACCATGAAGAAGATGGTAGGTTAAAACTTCGTGATGGATCTGTTTTAACATTCAAATTCTTGATGTCTGGCCCTGCTAATGACGGAATAGACGTTGTTTTAGTACTCCCTAAGACTTCAGGCACACAACACTACCGAGTTTTGAGAATCCATCCTAACGGCAACATCTATAGATTTATGTTGCACGATCAAATAGCTGAGTTATTTGATACGGATGATACCAAGAGACTCAAGGTTGTTACTCATCAGCACCCAGTAGACGCTGATGAATATTGTTATTCATGTGGTGAAGCACTTAACAGTGAAGGGGCTTGCGATTATTGTGATTATTGTCCTGAATGTGGGGAACATTACGATGATTGTGAGTGTGGTGATTGGGAAGATGAAGACTATTAAACCAGAACTTTATGTGTGTTCATTCAGTTTGCATTGTCAGTTTTATTCTGGCAAAAACCAATGTGAGCACAGCCATACACACTATCCATCTCATGCTGAGTTGGATAAAACCGACCCTTATTTTGGGAAAACAAAAGATTCTGAGTGTATTTGTGCCACCACTACCTGTCCTCAGAGGGAATGGAGTGCTCGTGTAGGGGATACTATATCATACTCAGGTCTATGTATTCCTTGGAAATTATTTAAAGAATTAAAACCTATGCTTGCAAACATAGATAAACACATAGAGGTGGAAAAGGAATGTTCTAAAAAGGGTAAAACAAAAACAATAACTTACTATAAAAAAATGCCTAAATGGGCAGAGGAGCAAAATTATGACCTGTAGTACCATATACATCAATAATAAACGTCATCATTACATGGGGTATAGCGCCTTAGAATCTAAACAAGCAGATAATCTGTACGGTAAGGACGTTGTCGATCAATTAGAGGAGTTTATGTTGGAAAACGATGACGTTGTGATAGGAGCAGAGCTAATGCCAGATGCTCACCTCGGCTATAGCGTACCGATCGGCACAGCTTTAGCATCAAAAGCAGTTATGCCAGAGGTTGTTGGCTATGATATTTATTGCTCAGTATCAGCTACGCCAACTACATTCGCTATAGATGAGGTATACCAGAACCAAGATGCTATTAAGGCAGCTATTGAGGAGCGTATACCAATGGGTACTAAGCGGTATAAAGAGCCTGAAAGATTCTATGCTGCATCATACACCCCTTGCAGTGCTGCTCTGCAAAAGTTCTGGACTGAAAAGAATTATATTGAGCAGATGGGTACACTCGGCAGTGGTAATCATTTCATAGAGATAGGAATCTCAGACGATGACCCTCAAGTGTGGTTTGTTATACACACTGGTAGCCGTGGTATTGGGCATGATGTGGCTCAGCATTATATGGACATTCTCAAGAACAGCAATAAGCATTACTTTGAGAATGAGAGTCAGCTCTGCATGGATTATCTACAAGATAGGCATTGGTTGTCAAGATTCGTAGAGGACAGTCATAAGAGTATTAAAGAGAAAATGTCTAGAATTATGCAGGATTTAGGTATCTATGGATACGCCTCTGTTGTTAATGCTATCTTCTGCCCTCATAACTATGTTGAATATAACGCAGAAAGAAAGGCTTTCATCCATAGGAAGGGAGCTATTGACGCCTCAAAGGATAAAAAGATGGTTATCCCAGGCAGTGTAACTACTGGTACATTTCTGGCAAAGGGTGAGTGTGATTCTATGGGTTTAATATCTGCCTCTCATGGCGCTGGTAGAACCATGAGCAGGAATCAAGCTAAGAAAACACTGAAAGTAGAGGACTTTAGACAACAGGTAATTGAGGCTGATGTAGCAGCCACAGTCAGTTCTCGTAATCTCGATGAAGCCCCTGATGCGTATAAGGATATAATTCAAGTATTAGAGGCTCAAGAGTTTAACATGAGAATATCAAATTTCATTAAACCAATCATCAACTGTAAAGGAGTTAACTAAAATGAGTAATATCCTAATGATCGGTAGGGGAACCTACTACAAAAAGATTAGAAACATTGTTGGAATGAACAGTAACGATCCTAGATTAATTGTCAACTACGGTCTGCAAGGACAGAGGTTAGGCAGATGGTTAGAGAGCAGATCTAATAGGGCTAAGTGGGATCAGGCTGAGCGCATACTTAATAAGACTCAGTATGGCAATAAATACGAATGTGCCAAGGCTGTGTCCGTTCTGACAGATTACCATACTCCTCATTCAGTTAAACATAGGAGTGATTGTTTGCCAGATAAAAAATACATAGCTAAGCCGTATTATTCTCTTGGGGGCAGAGGTATCATGCCAGCAGAAGATTATACAGGCGGTGGCACTCACTATTTTCAGGAAAGCCTTCAGCATATACGACAGTATGAGCTTAGAGTACACGCAGCAAAATGGATTACTCAAGAATCATACCTCTGTCAGAAACGAGTGCATGAGGATGGTAATACTCAGCTTACCTGGAATAATCATACTGGTGGTTCGTTCATCACAGTAGAACATCCTGAGTCATATAACGTCTTTAAAAAGGCGCAGGAGTTTTCTAAGAAAATACTAGAACGCCTCGGGTATGATTTTGCTGCCATTGATTTTATTGTGGATGAGGATTATAATGTATGGTTTGTTGAAGCTAACTTAGCACCCGGGTTTACAATGGAACGCACGGCTGTATGGTATTATAACACATTCAGGGCGTTAGCAATGTGGTATCCTGGAGGTAATGGCAAGTTTATTATACCAGTTCCACCACGTAATGACCAGTGCAATGCGTCAGCGTACGAGATACCATTAACACGTATCTGTGACTCCTTGGATGAATCGCCTGAGCGTGAGGCATTTAATTTTGAGAGGGCAATGAGCCATGCTGTAATGGATCCATTAATGGAAGACGAGATTCATGTTTCTCCTGTTCGTCCTCCGTGTGATGAAGATTCAGAGGTAGGTTTATTTAGAGACTTGGAATCAAGATTGGAGTCTGTCGTATACGGCAGCTCACTACCTCCTGGGCTAAGAGATTGGCATGATACTAATGAGCCTTCAGAATTAGAGTTATTGAGAGCAAGGGTATCAGCTTTAGAATCTACCATAGCTGAATTAATCCATGATTTTAACAGCAACGCACACAGATAGGAGATAGTATATGTCTAAGATCATTTCTCAAATGAAAAAGGATGTCGAAAATTGTTTCATCGAAGGGCAGTGTAATTGCAGAGCCTGTGTAGATGACAGATTAAAATCAATTATTAAAAAATATGATAATGACATTAGCAAGTCGCTTATGAGGCTTGGTATGACAAAGAAGCCTCGTTTGTTTGACTTGACCCAACCTCCATTAAACCTGCCTAAAGTGGGTTGGGCTAGCTTATTTAGTGGTAATAATAATAATAGTTATAGTAATGCTAACTTCTCTAAAAGATTAGCACAATATAGTTATTACCTCACTGAAATGCTGAATGTGATAGCTGCGAACAAAGGAATCCATCGTAAAGGCAAATATTACTGTCAATTATGTGGTCGTCTGCATCCAAACTCAGATAAAATAGACGGTTGGGTTCCTACTAGAACTCCAGATTCAGGGTTTGAGGCTGTCCCAGTAGGAACAGGTTCACTAAGGGCTAACAAATTCACTATCTGTCAGTATTGTGCTGATAATTATTTTGAGCAATGTATAGATTGTGGTGATTATGTATCAAGCCAAAGCATGCACCATAAAAAGATATTTGATGGTGTTAAGTACCAAACTAAAACCCTATGTATTAAATGTATTTATAATAAATATAATAGCTGTGTAGCTTGTAGTATGCTGTTAAAAGATGGTATAGGGATAGATATACAGGCTAGGTATTCTGATATGAGCTTTACACAATATGGGAATAGACCTTCTATCATGGTATGCAATGATCATTGTTTAAAGCAGGTTATTGGAACTTGTGCTGTTTGTGGTAAACATGATCTAAAGCAAAATATGAAACGTCATTCCACTGAAGCTAATCCCTATGCTCAGATCTGTGGTGAGTGCTATGCAGAACTCAATGTTATTAATAGTTATAGCTACAAGCCTGCTCCTAATTTCCATCATGTGAACACCCAAAGGTATAGATCAGACCGATTATACTATGGTGTTGAATGGGAAATTAATGTTAAAAGTGATTTTGATTCAGAAAAGAAGAAAAAAGGGGCAGACCTAATTAAAATGGCTGATAAAAAGTTCTTATATATCAAGTCAGATAGCTCCATTGACCGTGGGTTTGAGATGGTGACGCATCCTTTTACCTGGGAGTGGTTTAAGACAAATAGAGAGTTGTTTAAAAGGATGTGTACTTATATGACTGAGAATGGTATGTATCCTAATACATCTACGGGCATCCATGTCCATATGAGCAGGGATGCATTTAATACATTTCAGTTATATAAATTCATCAAGATGATTTATAACCCAAAACATAGGACATTTATGACTGACTATGTCGCTCACAGGCAGTCCAGCTATGCTCGTTACGCAGAGGATGATTGGAATCATGCTGCGAGAATGAGTAAGGATAAGATAAACTTATCCCAGGTTAGAAATTCAGCTATTAATCTAACATCAGGGGATAGGCAGCCAACAATAGAACTCAGGATATTTGCTAGCACTACAGCATACGATCGCTTTAGTTCTTACATTGAGTTCTTGCAGTCGATGTATGAATACACAGCCGACTGTACTATGAATATGGTAAACCTTACAGATTATAAATCATTCTTAAATAATACTAATAGGTTTAGAAGCATCACTCACCAGATTAATGACTACTTTAAGGAGATTAGCTAATATGTGTATTATCGCTTACAAGCCACACAATAAGCCTGTACCGACTGAGGAAACTCTCAAGATTTGCTGGGAAAACAATTCTGATGGAGCTGGGTTCGCCTACTACGTACCGTCTAAGGAATCTTGGATGGTTGAGAAGGGATTTATGAAATGGAATAAGTTTTGGAAAGCATTTTCCAAACATAAGTTTACGGAAGACGATTGCCTAGTTATTCATTTCAGAATTGGTACATCTGGAAATAAGGATGGTGGCAATACACATCCATTTATGATCTCAAAAGACTTGGGTTCTATGAGAAAGACCAAGTACCAATCTAAGTATCTCGTGGTGCATAATGGTGTAATAGGTTCTGGTCAGGGCATCTACTCTGACACTATGGTTGCTATACAGAAGTTTATAGACCCTCTATGGTCATCTATTCAGAAGGCTCCTAAGAATGATGAACGTCTAATGGATATTCTGGAAAAACTTTTAGAGACAGGTAGAAATAGATGGTTTATAACCTCTGGCAGATTTATAACACGCCTTGGCACATGGCACGAGGACGAGAACGGTGTATTCTACAGCAACACACACTACAAAGCCCTAAAGGTTAGCACGACAACGGTAGGAACAGGGGTTTATGGTGGATGGAAACATCGACAAGATGGATACTGGGGAAATCATAATACCTATAGTGGAAAGACAAACATATCAGCTAGTTCATATTACGAGCAGTTTGGGTCAGCATACGATAAAGCCTACTATAGTACTGGGGTATTTGATTGGGAGAAATGGCAGACAGATCAGGATGATAAGCCACAGTATTATGGGCTAACTCCTAGTGATGTAGAGCAGCCTACCGCTACCACATCTGACGATTCTCCAGAGGAAGACGAGCATACAGGAGTTGCAGTCTTCTATTTGTGTGCCTACTGTAATAACTTAGTATCTGAGACAGAGATTAGGCATATGAATACTGATGGTACAGCTGAGTGTCCTCATTGCAATGGCGCAATAGATATGGATGATGAAATAGATGGTGATGATGTCATAGAAGAAGATAGGGATAAAGGTTGCCCTGAGTGTGAAGGAACTACATTTATGGACTCACCATACAATGATGGCAGTGACACACTATGCATGACCTGTGGTTGCTTGTTCTGTGTTGATAGTCAGGTTACGATAGGATATGATCCTGAAGTTAGAATCGGTAAAATTCATGAGGGAGGGTTCACATGGTAGTTGTACCTGAAGAAGTTAAAGAAGCTGCTATGGGGCTAAGGTATCCTGGTGAAAATACCCGGGTTATACATCAATATAGGCGTGATGGTTCTGTGTGTAGTTCTGACGCAGCCATGAGCGTTATGCGTAGCCATGATGGATGGGTGTTTAATTGTTTTCGATGTGGGTTGTCTGGCTTTCTGCCGTTAGAGGACAGAGATCCCAAGGCTACCAAAGAATCCATAGAGAAAAAACAAATAGACAGACGCCCATGTTGGACTGTAGCTTTGCCTACAGACGCCGTCCCTATGTGGGGAGAGTGGAATAATAAAGCTCCAGTGAAAGCGTTTACATGGCTGTACAAATATGGTGTCGGAGACGATGACATTAAACAACATAGGATTCATTGGAGTCCTTTGTACAATAGGGTAATCATTCCTGTTTATAAATTCCTGAATACCAAGGATAAGATACAGGCTAAGCTGTTGGGTTGGGTAGGAAGGGATGTAGATTGGAAGAAAGGAGATAAAGGGCAGAAATACCTGATTAAAAAGATCAATGGCACTGAGTTTAGGTTCGTAATACAGGGGAGCACAGACAAAGTATTGGTAGTTGAGGATGTATTGAGCGCTATTCGTGTGCATAATGCCACAGGTTACACAGCGGTAGCTCTCTTAGGACACGGAATCACAACCACCTTACTTAACCAGTTCAGAAGAGCAGACACATTATTTATATGGCTCGATCGAGATGTCTTGACTAAGGCTATTAATTATGCCGATAAAGCTAGACAGATAGGAGTGCCTGCTATACTAGTGAACTCTGAATTAGACCCTAAACTATATAGTGCTGATGAAATTAGAACTCTAATAAGTTTCAAGAAAGGAGTATAGGTATGGATTCTAAAGACAAATGGATTGCTTGGAAAATAGCACGTAGGATAGCTTGCCCTGAAGGTGAGTATCCTGCATCTGAAGCTAAGTATGACAGTGTTCTTGAGTATATTCATGATCTTGAACGTAAAGTAAAATATATGAAGGAGGTATTGGATGACAGTAGAACTATCTGTCCTTAAATTATTTGTAGATAATCGGGAGACATATCTACAATACGCACCATACTTAAATAATATTCAGAACTTTGTCAGAGAAATCAAGGTACTATATGGGTTAGTGCATGAGTACTATCAAAAGTACGATGAATCATCTTAGAGGATGCGTTCTCTCTATCAATTAATCAAGGGTTGGCTAAAGATTTACTTGAGCAATTGGTAGAGAAACATTATGCCACTACGATTATCAATGAACTCTTGCCTGTAATGGAAGGTAACAAAAGTGGGGTGCTACATAATGTGAGGGGGCAGGTCGATACGTACATCAGTATGATGCGTAATCCACCACGAGAGTCGGTGGTGCTACGACCATGCGATCTCAGTGTGGCACAGATGGTTGATCAAGAGGTGAACTTCACAGGAATAGGGTGGAATTTAAATACATTGAACGAAACGATTGGAGGTGTACGCCGTGGAACCTTGGGACTTGTATATGCTTTTGTTGATAGTGGTAAAACTAGCTTCGGACTATCATGTGTTGCATCTTTTGCCCAACAACTTATGGATACAGGTGATACGATCGTCTATGCAGGCAACGAAGAATCCGCCTCAAGAACATCATTCAGATTGACGCAGGCTATCCTTGGACAGAGTCGCTTAGAAATTGCTGATGACATAGAAGGAGCAGAGCGTAGGCGTAGGGAGCTAGGCTATAACAGGGTAAAGGTACTGGATGCTGTGACGCACGTAGATCATGTGCGTATGATCTTAGATGAATGGCATCCGTACGTGTTAGTTATAGACCAAGCTACCAAGGTTGGGCTTGAGGCTAATCGTAACACGAATGAGGTAGGGGTGCAACGTGAGCTGTTTAACTGGTACAGAGAGGCAGCTAAAGAATACCAGTGCGCTATCTTAGGTCTTGCTCAAGGTGTTGGTGAGGCTGAGAATAAAAAGTACCTCAACCTGTCTGATATTTATGGCAGTAGGGTTGGCATACAGGGTGAGTTGGATTATGCTATAGGTATTGGCAGGTTGTCTGATGACGCAAGGTATGATGGCATTAGGTTTATCCACGTTAGCAAGAATAAGATGCTTGATGGTCAATTGCAGAAGTTTCAAGTGTTCTTTGACCATCAGAAATGTATGTGGACGGAGGTATAATATGGCAGATAAATATTTTATTTGTGATTCATGGGATAAACTTTGCCTAGAACGAGCGCAGAGCAATTCATTCTGTAAAGGAACAGTGTTGCTTCGTCATATGGATAGCCAGTTAGTTATGTATTATAAAGAGCAACTTAAATTTTGGTGTTCCTTTAAGCACAAGAAATGCCTGCTAGTGGATTATAAACCAGAAAGAAAGGAGGATTGATGGATAATGATGCAATATATATATGTCGTCATTGGACTAAAGAATGTCGTGATACTGCGTGTTCGATAGGAGGTGGTACATTATTGGGTGGGCATTGTGTAGGTTATCAGTATTTAACTAATCCAGATACTAAATATATATGCCCATTTAAAGATGTAAATGTTAGGATAATTAAATATGATTGGAAAAGGAGGGACTAATGCATGTTCCCAAGGTACTTAGTATTGACATTGAGCATAGTTATAATTCCTTTCGCCCTTATCATCCTGGGTTCTATATCAGTTGCGTTGGGCTTGTGTTTGATGACGGGAGGAAAAGGGTATTATGGTTTAGTCATTCGGAAAAACCAGATGAACCATATGTTGACAAGCTAAAGGAATTACAACAATACATTGATGAGGCTGACGTCATTGTAGCTCACAACTTAAAGCACGACATGACCATACTGAGGTGCTTTGGCATCAACTTCGAGGGTAAGGAGTTACATTGTACACAGGTAACTGATTACCTACTCGAAGGTCAGTCAAAGGAGATCGCATATTCCTTAGATGCTACCGCCAAAAGGTATGGGCTTGAAGGCAAGCTAGACAAAGTCAAGGCAATGTGGGAAACAGGGATAGATACTTATAATGTTCCTGCCATGTTGCTAGAGGAGTATGTCCTTGATGATTGTGATAAGGCATTGGCTATCGCCACCTGTCAGATAAGGCGTGTTCAAAAAGAAAATATGCTGAAGCTGTATAGGCTCAGCAATGAGTTTACATTTGCCCTATCTGATATTGAGATGAATGGATTTAGGTTTGACGCTGCTCAAGCCTACGACTTTATTAAAGAGTATGGTGATCAAGCCACTGCATTAGAGCAAGAGTTGATAGAGCTGTCAGGTGAGCCTCATTTTAATCCTGCCTCTAACAGCCAGCTAGTAGCTATGCTGTATGGTGGTACTCTCAAGACTAAGTGGAAGGAATGGACTATCCAAGAGCTAAAGTCTAAACCTGAGTCTAAGTACTGGGAGAAAAACTATGCTGAGTCTAAAGAGATCAAAGGATGGGGCTTTACACCATTCGTGGTGTTCAGTACTCCACAGATGAAGGCTGATAAGGAAACTATAGGCAGGTTGGTGTGCCGTAGTAAGCTCCAACGTCAGGTTAAAGCCTTGCTCTTAGAGTATAGCGAGGCTAAAAAGGTTGTCGAGACCCTGCTTGGCAAGAATCAAAAGACTAAGTCTGGCTTGCTCAATAAGCTACAGTCTGATGGTAAGATACATTCCAATGTTAATCAGACTGTTGCAGCTACAGGCAGGCTGACTAGCTCAGATCCTAACAGCCAGAATATGCCAAGAGGGAGCACCTCACCTATCAAGCTGTGTATCGTACCCACGTATGATTATATTATGGAGTATGATCTCAGCCAGATAGAGTGGCGTGCAGCAGCAGAGCTATCGCAAGATCCTGTTATGCTCTATGAAATCAATCATGGAGTTGATCAGCATAGTGAGGCTTGCGTCCACATCATGAAGCTAGAGTTGACCAAGGAGAATAGAACCTTCGCCAAGATCTTTAACTTTAGGATGATCTATGGTGGTTCGTACATGGGATTCTATCTCGACCCGAGGATGCCTAACTTCAGCAAGACTAAATGGAAACAGATATGTGTAGATTTCTATAAGAAATACAAAGTCTTGAAGGCATGGCAGGACAGCAACATCAATAAGGTATGGAAGCAGGGCTACCTACAGCTGTTCACTGGGCGTAAGTTCGTGTTCCAGAAGCCGTATAACGAACGCCAGATTAAGAACTATCCAGTGCAGGGGTTAGCTGGTGGCGACATCTTGCCTCTATTGGTGGTCATAATCCGCAGGGGTATGCTCAAGTATGGGCTAGAGTCCAAGTTGATTCTAACAGTGCATGATTCTATTGTGTTCGATGTCAAGAAAAATGAACTCAAGAAGTTACGCAAGTTGTGCGAATCAGTTGGAAACAATCTCAAGAAATATATCAAAAACTATTTTGGGTATGATTGGAAGGCAGATCTCACTGGCGAGATCGCAATCGGACCCAGTTATGGGGAGGTAAAAGAGGTATAGGCGGACAAAAAGGCAAAAAAAAACGGAATATATATAGAGGGGGTAATTTTATGGGATGTAAATGGAAACATAGTGATGGCAGTTATTGTGATCGCAATTCCTGTGGTAAAAGATATTGTTATTACCATAAGAAAATTAAAGACGGTTTAATAGATGAGCCGACTGATGATCCAATAACAACAGAACCAGGATTAGCTAACCAATTAGCTCAGGAGTTTAGTTATCTTCCTCAGTTAGTTGCTAGCAGATTTAATTATCACGATCGGTCTGAGTTAGAGTCAGAAGGTTATGTTGCTTTGTTAGAGGCTATTACTACATATGATCCAGCAACAGATAAGCTCTTTAGAACTTGGGCATGGTATAAACTCTATTCTCGTATGATAGATTTTATACGAAAGCGTGAGAAGTTTAATAGAGAATCATATGATTTTATTGTTGAGGCTTTTCACGATCCGATCGACACAGAACAGATCGTAATGCAGCAATCTATTTTAGGGTCAGACACATTCAAGGAATTTCTGCTTAGCCTTAACATTAGAGAGCGTGCTGTATTTGAGTATACGATCTATAAAAAAGTAGAAAGAAAAACTTATATGCAATTAGGATCTCAGTTTAATTGCGGTCATCAATCTATTATTAGAGATAGAAAAAGAATACTAAAAAGAATGGAGGCACTATATGAGATTTAAACTTATGACTAAAGTTACGTGCGGTGGATGTGGACAGGTATGGTACATGGCTGATGATACTCATAATGGGGCAACACTTCCTAGCGGTAAGAGGGCAGTTGGTGGACATTGCCCACGGTGTTATATGTACCGCACTACATTAATTAGACCTGACTCTGTGTACAATGCTGGTGCTTATAAGTACAGAGGTGAGACAGCATGATAGATTGGATGGTCATACTCAACCTTATCCTTGCAGCTTTGATGCTGTGCCTTGTCGCTGTAATCCACAGCGCCTGCAAGGGTAAGGGTTCACGCTATAAGAAACGATTAGAACTGGCTGATAGGTATCGAAGGGAGGTGGGTCCGATATTAGTAAACGAGCACTGGGATACACTAGAGTTTAAATTAAAGTCCAAATTGCATAAATAATCTATGCAAAAACAAAAGGAGATTAACTATGAAAAAACTATTTATGAGCCTTGCAATTATGATTATGGCATTGACGGTAACAGTATGCTACGCTAAGGGGCCTGGGATGGGTAATGGTCATGGACATGGTGGTGGTAACAGTGGTATTGGTAATGGACCTGATGGTAATGGGCCTCCTGGAAACACAGGACCAGGGAATCAGGGTAATGATTCTGATAATGGTAACGCTGGCGGGCGTGGTATACACGGACCTGTAGATCCTCCGACTCCTCCTGGAGATGGTGATGACGGAGACGGTGGTGGAGGGATTCATACACCTGGAACCATTGGAGATCCTGATGATGGTGGAGTTTCTGGAGCTTCAATGTCTGGTGGTAACGTAGGTACTGACGGCGTTGATCGCCGTGAAGATATTAGATAGGAGGTGGACATGCATATAAACACATTTGATACTGAGGAATATCTAGATGACATATATGATACTGGTTCTGATGAATCTTGTTCGGTATGTAAAGAGGCTAACTTCCGAGAGAATCTGGAGATACAGCCTGATGGTACTTACATTTGTAAAGAGTGTTTAAATAAATATAACTAAGGAGATTATATTATGATTATTAAATTCAGCAGCGCAACACCAGACCAACTTGGAAGCAAGGATGCAATCTTAATTGAAGGTACAGATATTAAAACAGGTGAGCCTTGGTCTAAAAAGATCTTTGCTAACCAGAAGAACAAGGACAAGACCACTGAGATGTCTGAGGTGCTCACCAATACTGGCGTTGGTGAAATACTGAATGTAGCCATGGTTAAGAAGGGTAACTACTGGAATGTATCTAACATTTCACCAGCCACTGCGACAGATATTACTAAAGCAAGGGGAGATGCTCCTGCTAAGACAAACTATACGCCTAAAGAGGGAGGTAGTGGGGCCGTGGGGAAGGCGTCATCCTATGAATGGAAAGGTCGTACCGCTGAGGCATATGATAGGTCAGCAGCTATCTACTTAGCATTAGATCTATTGAAACACAACTCTCAGTTTGCTGCTAAGAAAGCTGATCAAGTTGTATCCGAGGGGGAGCTGTACAGGATAGCTGAGGAAGCCTACAAATATATCCATGATGGTGTGACCCCATTCGAGGATGCGCTGGACCCTCCCGAAATGGAGGACTAACCTATAGGTGGGGGAACAACTCTACCAGAGCAAAATATAAAGGCATGCACCTCATTGTGCTTTCGGTCGGCACAAAAAACTCTGTTCTGGTAGAGTTTCCTGACGGACATAGAATGATAACTTCAAGATATGCTATAGGATGACGAGTTCGAGGATCCGAAACTGCGATGTTGGCGAGAGCGTTCGAGAAGAAAGTGGATGGGAGGGGCCAAGTGTAGAACTCGAATCTATAAGGAGGATATATGCTGAAAAAACTTGTAACATGTGATGACTGTGGCGTTAAGATTAAATACCCTAGAGGTATGTTTTACCCAAAAGATTATACGATTAAGGTACGGGTAATCTACTGGCCCTCTGTACCTGACACGATGCAGGAAGAGGAGCACGGGAATCATGATCTGTGTTTAAAATGTTTAATAAAAAAACTGCAGTCAATAACAGATGCTAAGTAAAGGAGATTAAATTATGGATCATGATGTAACAGTATGTCTTAATTGCCGATTCTTTAGTGGAGATGATCACAATATTGAGTTCTGTGGTTGCCCACAAGCACCATATACAGACTTTGTACATGGGCATAAAGATCCTAGAAAATTAAATCGAGGCGCATGTCCATATTATGCACGTAAAAGAAGCTACAGAGTAAGTTGGAGAGAGATAGACACTAAAAAGTAAAGGCGGTGAATTTATGGATAAAAAAGAACAGGTAAAAGAATATCTCAGAGACCACCCTAATGAACAGACAGCTGTGATTGCTGACGCATTGGGGGTGTCTAGACGGACGGTAAGACGGGCTAGGCAAGAAGCTCGTGAGGCTACTGGGATGCCTCGGATTCTACTATTTGATGTTGAAACCGCACCAATGGAGTGTTATATTTGGTCTTTGTTTCAGAAAGGTCCTATCCATGAACAGAATATTGTAAAAGATTGGAGTGTATTATGTTGGGCTGCTAAGTGGCTGTATGATTCTAGAGTGTACCACGCTACAGTTACGACAGCAGAGGCTACTGAAAGAAATGATACATCCATTCTGGAATCTATGTGGAGTTTAATGGACGAGGCTGACATAGTGATAGCGCATAACGCTGCCAAGTTTGATGTTAGGAAGATGAATCTTAGATTTTTAAAGGCACATCTCCCTCCGCCTAAGCCGTATCAAGTTGTGGATACGTTGAAGCAGGCTCAGAAATTCTTTGCAGCATCCAGCCATAAGTTAGATTCTTTAGCAGCGTTCTTGAACATTGCTAGAAAAGGTGAATCAAACTTTAGCTTATGGAAGCGCTCGGTAACAGGGGATAGCAATGCTCTGGCAGAACTAACAGAGTACTGTATGCAGGATGTAGTTGTACTAGAGGAACTCTATACCAAGTTGAGACCGTGGATTAAGTCGCATCCCAATATGGGATTATACATTGACACAGACAAAACAGTTTGCCCGAACTGTGGCTCTGACAATTTAAATTGGCAGGGATATTATTATACGAACTCGGGTAAATACAGAGCGTTCAGGTGCGAGTGCGGAGCAGTCGGCAGGAGTCGGCATAGCGATGTCTCTGAGTCCAAATCTAAGACGCTAGTTGTACCAACAGCGAGGTAAAATGAAATGTAAAGACTGCCCTTATTGGCAACGGAACGGAGATTGTTATCGCATTGTAGGTTATCTGGAACCCAATCTATTTAAGAGTGTTGGTGAGGGTGGTATGCCATTTAGGATTCCCTTTGACCCGCATGATGTTAAGTATTTTATAAACACAGATTGGTGGTTCGAGGAGCACTACAAGAGAGCAATCGCTGAAGCAAAAAGACTTGGTATTGAGGTTGAGAAAGTGAGAGAGGAAGATGTAATGTACTATAATAATCAAGCTAAAGAAGATATGGCTGAGAGTTTAGTTGATACTACGCTATACTACTTCAAAACAAAGGGGGATTTTGACTGTGAATCAATCTGAAATGATACTAGATACTTTATTCGGACCAGCAGACCATAGAGATTATTTAGCACGGGAAGAGGGAGATCAGTATACATCTGACTTGCTAGATATTATTTATGGTATAATATTGGAATACAATAAGGCGTCCCATGTTAGTAAAATATATCTTTCATTGATTGACATCCCAACATGGGAACAAAAAGCAAGGAGGATTTAATGGAGAATATTAAAATACTAAAAGATATATTAGAAGTTGAGCGTCAGCATTATCATTCCATGGGTGACTATTCAGTAACAACCTTATTGAATCCGCCTAGGATAGTACATCTAGAAAAGAGATACGGACATCTTGTAGTGCCTACAGTCAAGTCGCAGATCGCTGCGTTCATGGGTAGTGGGATACATGATAGGGCAGAGAAAAACTTAAAGACGATGTCTTTCTTTGACAAGAAATATATGTGTGAGCGCACAATCTCTTTGGATGTACTGGGCAGACTGATCACTGGTAGATTTGATATTCTATATGATCAGAAGGAACTGTGGGATATTAAAACTGCTAAGACCTGGAAGATAGTCTTTGACCCTGAGCTTACCGAATGGGTGCAGCAGCAGAACATTTACAGATACATACTAGCTGTACGAGGCATCAATGTGGAGAGCCTAAACATCTTATGCTTCTATAAGGATTGGCAAGAGGGCAACTCCTTACGATCCAGCACCTATCCTCAAGCCCCTGTGGTAGCGTACTCCTTACCAATGTGGACGCTCGAAGATACAGAGAATTTCCTGAGAGAAAGAGTACAGTTAATGGTTGATAATGAACAGGTTGAAGATGATGACCTGCCTGAGTGTACTCGTGAGGAACGATGGGAAAGATTCTCTGATGGGGCCAGGGTTAAATACGCTGTCTTAAAGTCTAAGGATTCTGGTCGTGCTTATAGGGTGTTCGAGCATAAGGGAGAGGCTATTGCCTGCGCTAAAGATGCAAAGGGAATAGACATATCAAAAGGATACTTAGAAATTAGATATGCTAAGAGAACTAGGTGTGAGGATTGGTGTAAGACTGCAGATCATTGTCATTACTTTAGAACCTATATGTCAAAGCTCAGTAAGAATACACTGAATGATCTTATTCCACTGAAGGAGGTAGTGTAATGAATGAGTTTCCACTATGGCAATGTACTCAGCAGTATGCGTCTGGAAGATTGTTAGATGAATTTGTTGATCTAATAAGCTACAGACGATGGAAGTTTGATACAACTGGGGATGGTAGAACAATGCAGCATCCCTGTGCTCAGTGTAAGAAGTTTGGAACAACAATCTATTCTATAAACTTTGGTGCTGCTTTTTGTAGCCCTGGTTGTTATAGAAAATTTGATAGAGGGTTTGAAAAATGGTGTGCAAGGGAGGTGGGCTACGAATATGAAAAAACCAATAACAGTATGGAGGGCGTGGGAGAAGCTGAACCCGAAGCAGAGGAATTCCCGAACAGCTAAGAGCATGGCAAAGGAGTGTGGAATGAAGTCCATGGGTGAGGTCAGGTTCGCTGCTGACCTAACACAAAAGGGAATTGTTTGGAAGTACGAACCCGAGACCTGGGTGTACCAGTATGAGCCACAGAAATATACACCAGATTTCTGGCTACCTGAACATAACATGTACATAGAGTACAAGGGCAAGATGACTAATGAGATCAGGCGAAAGCTCTTGGCGGTTCGTAAGTGTAATCCTCAGTATGATTTGAGGTTGGTGTTTGAGAGGATAGCGAATAAGATACGTAAGGGAAGCCCTACGACCTATGACAAATGGGCTGAGCAAAAGAATTTTAAATGGACTGAGCAGCTCATTGAGCAGGCATGGTTAGAGGAGGTAGGTAAATGAACAAACGTTTAACTTATATATTATTCGCATTTTTAATATTTTTAATAGTGGGTGCAGCCTCATTTACATCCACATGCACAGGCAAAGCCTTTGGGCTAAGTCCTGAACCTGTAGATCTAGTACATGGTACACACCGAGGGCATAAACATTGCATCGGAGTTGCCAGCTTAGGACTAGGAGTTAGGGTATCCATTGAGGATTGGGACGGAGATGGGAAGGCTGATACATGCGTGAAGTTAATTCTAGCAACTGGGCCTGACCATCCTGACGAGATGGTAACTCACATCATATCTACATGGCCCGCTAACGAGGATGGTACTTGCTACAATAAAGCCGAAGGTTACTACCGAACAGGACTTCTAGGTATTAAGGTTGGTAGTTGCTGGCAGGAGGGATTGAAAGTAGGTGTTGCATGGATTGACATGGATAATAAAACCTATGAGATACTTAGGGAGTTAACTTTATACCATGCTAATGTCCAGATACCACGTATCAGACATGGTACATTAGGTATTACACTATACAATCCAAGAGACAATCGTATTATAGACTATGTTACTATTATATTTGATAAAGATTTTGAGGAGGTGGTGCTGTGTGACAATTGATAAATGGAAATACTTTAAGCTAGATGAATTCGCCTGCCCCTGTGGATGTGGTAGGCATTACGACAAGATGGATCATGAGTTGATTGATTTCTTAGACATGATGCGAGGTGATTATGGGTATCCAATTATTATAAACAGCGGTTATAGATGCCCGAGTTATAATACTACGATCGGAGGCAGCATGCAGTCAGCGCACATGAGAGGGATGGCAGCAGACTTGCATTGTCCTGATAGTGCCACGAGATTCTGGATGGTTGACTACCTGATCGCATCGGAAATAAAACGAATAGGAATAGGTAGTAACTTCTTACATATTGACATAGATTGGAGACTACCGCAGGGGGTAATATGGACTTACTCATAGAAGTGGATGTACTCGTATTAGTAATGGTAATAGCATTATTAATTGCATTTGGTGGCATAATGCTATGGGTATTTAGTTTAATATCTTTAAAGGCTACCGTTGCTTGTATTCTAATTGGTTTACTTTTAGCATTTTTAGCACCTGTATTATCAGGTGACTTATAAGGAGGGATTATGAAAACATTATTAATGAGCGTTGTGATGTCGTTGTTGTTAGCGTTACCCGTGTGGGCTGCACCTTACTTGGCATGTGATCCGCAAGGTGGGGTTGATAGTTATCAGTTAGAGTTTGATACTGATGGCGATGGTGCTTATGAAATGACTATCCCGATAGAGGCACAGGCCGATGGTTCATTGTTATATGACCTAGACCTTTGGCTGTATGGCACAGGATGGTTTGAGGGTAGGGCAGCTGCTGGTGTGGATTACGAAGTCGTAGACCAGAACACCCAGGTCAGCACTACTGTAACTCGTTGGAGTAACTATTCTAACTTTAGAATGAGAATACCTAATGCGAGGTCAGCGCCCTCATCGTACCATGTTAGACAAGATGCTCCGTAATGGGAACTGTTTCTAGAATTCATAATTATTTCTACGTAAACCTAAAGACTCCAGAGGATAAGTTAGTAACTCTAGTATGGTGTCAGGCGACAGGGAGGATTGTGGGAGCCGTCAATTCTCCCTTCGACCGTGACGTTTTCACTGGGGGTGTCATACACCAAGCGCTGAATGAAACTCAGAGAGTCGGATGGATCGTAGTAGAAAGGGGAGAATATGAGATATGATAATAAGTATAGGCTATGTGAGATGTGTTCTAAGAGGGGGTGTAAGAGGTGGCCCAAGTTTAATACAGACCTGAATAGATACGTTTGCGCCAAGAAAGTACCAATCAAACAGGGTTTCAAGTTCTATGAAATAGTTAATGACAGTTCGCCCATGGCTACAGGACTTCTGCTAGCTAAATTTAATCTATCTGTAAAGAATGGGTACACGATATGATGTGGTTCTATTGTGGAGACACAGCATCAGGTAAAGGCAACGTGTTTAAGACCTGTACCCCAATATGCATGAGGCGAATTGATTTAAAGAAATGTAAGAAGAGTTGTAAACTATTTCAGAAAGCACTATTTGATGAAGCAATGGCAGAGAAGAGGAGGAAAACAATATGCATCACGATGATGACACAGAAATAGACGATTGGAAGATTAATCCACAGACACCAGAAGAATGGGAAAGATGGAGAGAGGCAAATGACCGTGCATTAACAGAGTGGAAGGAGGAGATTAGGAAAAAGCTTCCTGTTATAGAAGAGTTATCAACACATGATGATGATTACTGGGATGAAGCTCCACCACAGGGAAAGAAGTTTGACACAACGAAAGTACCTGTACATCTTATACCACCTGATGCTCTCTTCGAGGTGGCTAGAGTATTAGCCTTTGGCGCTAAAAAATATGATGCCTGGAACTGGTATGAGGGCATTAACTATTCCAGACTTTTTAGGGCAGCTATCACGCACCTATGGAAATTCTGGAGAAGAAAGGATAAAGATCCAGAGTCAGGGCTGTCCCATGTAGCTCATGCAGCTTGCTGTGCTTTGTTCTTGCTCCAGTTTATAACGGAAGGGAGACACGCTCTTGACGATAGGCCTGTCTGGAAACCTAATACTAGAATAGAGGAGGAACTAGATGAAGAAATTAGCACTTGATTTTGATGGTGTTTTATGCATGAGTTATCCTTGGTTGGCTAAGCATATGTTGGATAGGTTTGACATTGATGTGGGTAATGTGGAAACTAAAACCTCTTTTGGGTATGAGAATGGTGATCAGCTCAAAGAGGCATGTGATGTTGGAACGGAAACCGCCCGGGCTATACTAAATTATCAACAGTATATGCTGCCTGTAAGAGATGCGATAACCTTTGCTCATAACTATGCATCTCTATTTGATAACCCTGTTCCGATTACGATCATCTCAGCAAGACACCAATCAACAATAAATGTAACTGAGAAATGGTGGGAGAAATGGTTTAGGGGGCTGCCATTTAGTCTGTATTTGGTTGAAAATCATCTGGAAAAACGTAGGGTTTGTGAAGATTTGGGAGTGACACACTTCATTGACGATCGATATAAGACAGTGTGTGATCTGGCTAAAACTCTGGACACAGTCTTCTGTTTAGATTGGCCCTATAATAGAAGACCCCTACCGCAAAATGCGATAAGGGTCAACAAGTTGAATGATATGATACCTTATTTAACAGCCTAATCCGTAGCCTACGGATTCTCCTAAGAGGGGAGCTAGCCACTCCCCTTATCATTTTGGTGCTGTTATAACTTTCTTCTTGTGAGAAGGACTTGCAGCCTTGCAAGCAAAGTTCTTAACAGCTTGGTAATAATACCACGCTCTCATCGGATTGAACCGATCGAGCTTTAAGATCACATAAAATAATAAGTCAGCCAGCAGACGAAACTTAGCTGGTATCAATGAGTATCTTATCAACTGATATAGAGCATCGTGTACTAGGCTAGCCCTCATGCTCTTTATACTGTCAATAGTAGGCCCACTGCAACCATCCCAAGCGTATCCCTTCTTGATATACAGCACATTATCTTTAATCCTAATGTAATCTGACTCCACATCAGGACATTCAAAGTTTAGAGATGCCTTGAAGTCGTCCTCAAGTTGATACTTATAGCCCTTCTTATACTTTATTGGATCGATTTTCATCTAACCTGATCCTCCAGCGGTTGAACTGGAACAGGATCGACAGGGCAGACGTCACTGAAGTCTGTCTTATAAGGTTCAGGTGTTCCCATAGCCAACATAATACCATGCTTAACGCCTAGCGCAAACGATTTGACTAAGCACAGGTCAATAGACTGCAAGTTGTCGTCAACTGCGTCGATGTCTGTGATACCAAACTGCCTACCTAGTTCCATCAGCATGAGTACCTCATAGCTTCCAGGTGCGAAATAGTCACTGATAAACAGCATGACCTCTTCGGTTAAAATACGTTTAATACTTTCTGGAGTTGCCTCCATGACTCTGTTAATCGTGTACAGTGCGTCCTCAGTCAGCTGAGCATTGCCTTTTTTCTGCACGGTAATGCCTAGCAAACGACCAGAGGCATACACATCTTCTGGAGTTGCCTGTTCTAGACCAGGAATATCCAGCTTGCCATTACCCAAGGTGGCACAGCCCGCTCCAGCCACCAACATAAAGCCCATAACAATAAGTGCGATCGCTTTTTTAATCATAATCCCTCCTGTTAATTATCTTCCCCATGATGCTCTCCTAATCTATCTTGTATCTTATCTAACTTGTCTTCTATTCGATTCTGCATACGTTCAAAGCGTTGGTCAGATGCTTTGCAATGCTCGTCAAACACTGGTCTTGGCGTTTTTGTGGTGATACTTACGGTTGCCCAGGCCCCCCATCCTATCATGCCACTCAAGACAACGCCGACAATAACGGGCCATATTTTATTCCACATCTAGCATTTCCTCTCTGTATCTTTCTAAATCATCCATGAAATTTTCTTCCCACTCTAAGTTTAAATCACCATGTTCGTCCATGTACTTCTTTTGATTATATCTGTATACATTTAGTTTAGCATTAAACTCTTGGTATAACCTAATGTTCTTAGGATTTCTAGTATAGATAGATGCAATTGCGGTTATCTTTAGTTGAGTCAGAACATATAACACACTATTAAGGTATCCATCTAGGTCTTGTTTAGATTGACTAGTTATAGGTTCTGGAGTTAAAAGATCCCCTGGAGCTTCTAATAGCCTAACAATATTTTTCAGCATAAACATGGCTGGTTTCCAGACTTTATCTATTTTGTCATCATGTTCATAAAAGATAGGAGTTCCGTCTGGTTTTGTATTTGTTAGAACTGACGCAAGAGATGACCATACTGGATGTATATCCCACCTCAATGTGTTATAGATAGTTAATGGTAAAGAGCCACCACTTCTTTTATAAGATGTTATTGCTCTATGAAAATATCTTTGCATTAAGTTACCAGGGTTCGACCAAGTGAATACAAACTCTCTCGGACTTCCGTCATCATTTTCATCAATTTTAGTATATCGTCTACCAAAGTTATACCACTTATCGTCTTCAGGTTCATAGCCCATACTACGCATAACGTAATCAAAACCTACTACTGCTGCTGTAGATGCTATTAATCCCATAGTATATTGTCTATCCACTTTAGTACCACCTTTTCGGAGTGCTACTTTAAATGGAGCTGTTATTATATCACCATATAGTTTTGTCATAGCTATCTTAAACGTAGGAGTAAAAAGAAATTTATTCAACTTTCTTCTCGTTGCTGGCGGAACACTAGCATAGTCACCGTGAAATCTAGCTGCTAAAGATGCAGCTTCAGACGCTGACATACCAGTTTTACGTAACTGAGTATATGTTGTCATACGAATCGCAGAGTCTGCCCACCACGCACTATGCCAGGACATTTGGTAAAACAATTCTAGAAATTGTCTTGTGCTTTTTATTGGATGTCGTGCTGGATTAGATAGTTGTTTAACATGATATAGCCCTGCATTTAATTGTCTTGAGAGCCACGGTTTATGCCCATACTTTGCCATCCTCTTTATCTTATGCCTAAAATCATCCCAAGGCATATCAAATGGTTTAGAAAATAGACCTTCATCCATAGCTTCAAGATAATAATCATCTTTCTTAATAGTATGATAGATACCTAGTGCTATAGAACCAGGCATCTTGAGTGGATTTCTTAGCCATGCCCCTGACATAAACGATTGGTAAGTGTCATATATAGGTAAAAAGAAAGGATTATAAAATGCTCCCATCTTAGCCCATGACAACATTCGTTCCCATTTAGTTTGTTGTTCTTTAACAGCTCTAAGCTGCATGAACGTAGCTAGAGCCTTGGTTTCTACCCAATACTGGGAGAATCCTGATATTTTCATACCTTCTTTTAAGCTAATATATTCAAATTTCCTATCACCTCTTTGCTTTTTAGTAGGTTTCTTTTTCTTAGCACCTTTATTTTTAATAGCTAAGCCGTCTTCAACCATAGCATCTCTAATATCTAAGTTAGCCATATCTTGAGAGTATCTCCAGATATAGTTCATTAATATTTCAGTTGGGGATATTTCATCTGCACCCATATTATATTTCTCTAGTATCTCGCCCAAAGAGAGGGTAACTCTCTTTCTCGCATTAACTATATTGTTTGCCTTTTCTAAAAAAGCTTTCTGTTGAGCTAGCGCAGCTGGCTTATTTTTTCTAGTTTTCTTGAGCATAGATTCTTTGTTATTTAATAAATCCTGAACGATTAACTTAACTGGAATATGAACATAGTTACTAGCCCTTAAAGTATTTAGTTGGCGTAGCCATTTATTGCGCTTATCAAAGTCTGTAGCTTCCAGCACTTTCTGCTCAAGCTCCATCAATCTACGCTTCTTCCAATCCCAATGGACACCACGATCTTTATAGATCTGTTCCATATCATCAAAGAATTTACGGAACTCTGCCCTAATAGGATCTAGTTTAGCCCTCTTCATAGGACTCCATCTTTTAGTTAGCCTAGGACTCTCCTCTGCTAGCAAGACATCTAAGAACTCAGCCTCATTAAATCCTCCAGTAGTTTCTTTATACTTATCTATAATAGCTTGAACTTTCTTGACACCCATCTCTTCGTACTTAGTTTTCTTACTATAATATCTCTTGAGTACACTACCAGTTTTATACGCACCCATAGCTTTCCAAGGAGATTCAATGTCGAGCCAATCTCTAAGGCTAGTAACTGCTCCTGTAGTTTTATCCAAAACAAATTTAAAATAATTCTTTCTATCAGTAGCAGTAGGTTTCTCGCCCGGGGCTAGAGGTGCTGTAGCTATTTCTGATTCTTTAGCAACTCGTTGGGATTTTAAGAGCAACAACCCCATAGTAGTGTCAGGAGTTATCTTGAATCCTTTAGCTGTGGTAACAGCTCTTTTTTGCATTAGTTGATAATCATAAGTTCCATCAACGAAAACAAATTCATTCATAACCTTTTTAAGAGATGAAAGCAAATTATACTGATTAGTCATCAGCATCTTTCTTCCGCCCATGATTATATGCTGTCGAACAATATCTACCATTTTGTCCCAAACAGATCTTATATAATTTTTACCTTTGAGCGGAGGTGCTTGGCGCTCTGTTACATCTACCATCCTAGCTAATACGTTGGCAATATGTACATCTGAAAGTGTATATGTAGCTATTTCTTCTACATTATTTTCGATAGCGTCCCGTACAACAGGCCCCCATTTCTTCTCCAACCAATTTGCTCTGGCGTTTCTATCTACACTCCTTAGATCTTTAGCATAAGCAGCAACAGCATCCTTCCACTGATGTTTATTTTGATGCCATAAATTAGATAAAGCATTGTTAAATTGTTTTACTTGAAGAGGAGATGCCCATCTTCTAAAATAAGATATTGCCGAATGGATAGTTTCATGTACAACAGTACCATACATTTGTTCAGTTGTAGCAATTTCAGAAGCACTCATATCTATAACAATATGATCAATTAACTTACCATCGATTAATTCAGAAACACAGTGTAATGCACCAGCTCTATCTTCATTTGCAGAGTTAAACATCTCTTTATACTGAGCTTTTCTAAATACATTTAACTTATCCCAATATGGTAATTGTTCTAGATTTTCAGCACCATCGATAAAATGAAGATATGTACCTTGGTTTAACATGTTTTGTACAAAGTCAAACAATGGTTGTTTCTGTACCCATTTCCAAAAGTTGTCCATCATCTTATCGGCTTTGATTATTTTAGATGGTTTAGTGTCAGGGTTAGTTAATATTACAAATTGGGGTTGCTTGCGCTGAGCATTTAGTGTAGTTGTAATAACACCTTTAGGCTGCTCTTTACTAATTATTTCTAGCTTAGCCTGATCAGCTGACTTAACCTCCCACGATCTCTTATCTAAATCAGCTACCTGTTCCCATGTACCTATGATAGTCTTGCCATTTATTCTATCTGTAGCTATGAACATATCTTGAGGTATATCTTTCAGCTTATTCTTAGCATCAATAATATCTGCTGGATTAGATAAGGTCTTTGCGTTCTTCTCGGCTCGTTTAGACTTAATCTTTTCAGCTTTTTCTTTTTCAGCTTTCAATTTATCTGAATGAGTCGGAACAAACTTCTTACCAGGAGTTGTCTCTGCAGCCTTCTCCTGCTTTTGTTCAACTTTAGGCAGACGAGGTGCTACAAATCCCTTTTTCTCTAGCCTAGCAGTTTCTTCAGCAGCTCTTTCAGCGTAATACTGAGCGTTTTTAGTTCGGGGTATATCCTCTTTATCAAGAGGTACAGTGCCGAAACCTTCTTTAGACACAACTGTACGATTCTTTGCATTTTCTATAGCCCTCTTTCTTTGAGCCTCAGCAGCTTTCTTTTCTTGAGCCTTGGCAGCTAACAGTTCTTTGTCTGTCAGCTTCTTAACTGCACTGGGCGCAGCTCCAGCCATAGTCTCAAGGCGTTTCACATTAGGCTCTTCATCTTTATACTCGTTTTTAAGTTCAACTAACTTAACAGCTAACTCATTCTTACGATCTTGAGTCTTAGCTGCCTTGATCTCACGTTCTAGTCTCCAAATCTTTCGTTGAATATAATCAAGGTCAAACCTAGCAGCTTCAGCTCGTTCATTGATAGTCATCATAATGGTAGCATTAGATCTGGCTTTTTTCTTTTTACTGTCTCTAACAAAACCTTTATCCTCAGCGTTCAATATATTGTTGATATGGTCCATGGTATCAGATAAGCCAGCCTCTTTGTACTCGTCCATGCTGACCTTCTCACCCTTCTCCACCTTCTTGATAACGTCAGCACGCTTACCATAGAACTCTTTAACAATATTCTTAGCTAAATGCTTACCAGTAGTTCTCAATAATGCAGCTATACTAGCATGATTCTTAGAATCTAAAACCTGGGCTTTAGGAAGTTTCAACAAACGTTCCCATACCTTAGCTACAACACTATTATAAATATCCTCAAACGGTATACCTCGACCCAAGGGAGAGTTCTTTTGTTTAGCTGCAGAATTCCTTAATGCTTTCTCAACTCCTTTAAAGATCAGTTTATCAGCATCAGTGGGTTTACGAGTGTTCTTTAATGCTTTCTGATCCTTTTCCCTATTAGCTAGTTCTTTTTCCAGAGCCTTAGCTTCTGATTCAATTCTAGCTAACTCTTTTGCCTCTTTGACAGCATCTACCTTAGCTTGTAGCCCTATTTGTGTAGCTGCATTTCTAGCATCAACAGGTTTACCATCAACTATAAAAACCATTTGAGCATTTTTAGGATCTTTACCATCAGCTTTAGCTAGTTCTTTAGCTTCTTGGATGCTAGTCATAAACTGTTCTATAAATTTATTAGTACGAATATCTGTAGTATTTAGCGCCCTACCTCTGTAGGTCTTTCCATCTACCACAATACCAGGAACATTTAACTGTCTTAGGGCTTTAATCTTAACAGGAGGCTCTTTAATCCCATGCTCTTTCTCAAACTCTGCAAGCTGAGACTTAACATCCTTTGCAGTTTCCTTAACCTGGGTTTCAGTTTCTTTTTCTTCTATGTCTAACTCAGTCTTGCCCTGGTAGGTCTTAGTTCTTTTCTTACCTATCTCATACCGCTCCATAGAACTGTCAGTCATAGCCTGCAGCTGTTCCTCAGTGGCGGTAGGAAACTCAGCCTTCAGGGTTTTATAAACTTCTTTCCTTCTTTCTTTCTCTAACTCTTCAGCTTTTAGTTCTTCGGTGGTTCGCTTTGGTAGTTGTGTTTCTTTCTTAGCTCCAGTTCCTTTAGCTTTCTCTTCAATTCCTTCAGATTTTCCTTGCTCTTCTGTCTCTTCTTTTCCAGTAGCATAAGCTTTTTCTCTTGGACTAAGTTCTTTCTTTCCTTTATTAGATTTGGCATATTCATCTTTTCGTTTTTTAAGTTCATCAGCAAAATCCTTTTTTGGTATATTCCAAGTATTGCCTTTTGCCTCACCTTCAATGACAGTTACTTGTACTTGGTCAGCAGGGGTAGTGCTATCCTCTTCACCAAGAGCATCTACTTTAACATCCTTTCCTGCTAGTTCTTGAAAGTCTTCTTTAGTCTCAGGATCTTTTGTATCTTTCTTTTTATCTTTAGGCTCAGGAAACTTAAAGACTTCTTTGGGAGCTTCGCCCTCTTCCTCTTCTGTTTCCTCTATAGTAAGCTCTTCTTTCTTAGGCTTCTCTTGCTTTTTCTTAGGAGCCTTCTCTTCAGCCTTCTCCTCTTTACCAAGGGGCAACTCCATCTGCTCAGGAGCCTTAGCCTCTTCCTCTTTCTTTTCTGGCTTCTTAGTTTCAGGAAGTTTAAACTCTTCCTTTTTCTTCTTCGTTTCTTTCTTCTCAGGAGTTTTCTTAGCTGTTTCTTCGGCTAAACCTAACTCCTTCATCTTTGCTTTAGCAGCCTCTCTAGCTCTTTTAGCTGCGTCACTAAGTTCTTCTTTCTTAGCTGGTTTCTTTCTAGGTGGTTTCTTTGCAGGAGGAGTCAGTGCCTCTTCATATTGTTTGGCAACAGTCTTCTTACCACCCTCAGTCATCACGTTAATAGATACACCTGGGATAGAAATAATACCCATGCCTGCAGCAGATTTAATAAAGGTTTCTACTAAGCCATCACTTACCTGAGCTGCCCATTCAGCCATATTGTCTGGTGAAATATCAGTTCCCTTATAACGATCATGCAATTCCTCTGTGATACCCATCGTTAAGTTATCTAAGAATTGCTGGCTAACTTCAACACCAGCCTCACCCATCGTTGTAGATACCAGATCTTTTCCTATCCTGGACATCATACCCTTATCTAAGGCCCTGACAAATCCATTCTTGATAATCTTATTGGCTACCGCACGAGAACCAGGAATAAGTTTACCTAAGTATTTTAACTTCATAGTTTCAAGACCAGCAGCACCACCGCCATAAATCATAGCAGCAGGTTTGGCATACTCATGATCCATGCCCATAGCTCTAGCCTTTTCATAGAAACTACCAGCTTCAATCCATAGCATATTCTGAGCCGTCTCGTTGGTTGCCATAGCAGTAGCACCTAGCTTCATAAGACCAGGAGCCAAAGCCATACCTTCACCAACAGTAGGAACTATTGCCTCAACTGCAGCAGCAGCGGTTAATCCAATACCAGCACCGACAAGTCCACCTTTACCACTAGCCAACATAGACTCTTTAACAAAAGGCAATAACGATCCAACAGCATCAGCCATGAATGGAGCTTGCGCTACCTCATCCTCAAGTCTCTGCATCTGAGCATTAAGTTCATTGAGTTTGGCCTCATTCTCAGGGGTGACTTCCCCTTTATTCATCATAATATCAGCCCAAACTCGACTCTTATCCATGTCTAGATCTGTATACTGATAGGTAACACCAACACCTTTGAGCTGCTCGGCAGCTATTTCAGCTACCTTCTTCTGGTTTCCACCCATCATCTCTAGCATGTTCTTCCACCAGCTCTGCCCTTTAGGTTTCTTTACATCAGCTTTTAGTTCAGCTTTAACCTTAGCTGGTTGGACAGGATTGTTAGCAATATTATTAAACTTAGGAATGTCAGTAATGGCTTTAGCTTTAACAACAGGCGCTGTCTGCTCCTTATACTGTTTGGCGTACTTAGCGACACGACTCACATGTAAATTAGTATCCTTTACTAGCTTAGCCAATTCGGGATCTGACTCTGCCTCTCCAGCCTTAATACGAGAGTAATTCGTAGGGCCAGCATAGTACGCACCAAGAGCATTACCCCATGTACCAAATTTATCATGTTGCTGTTTAAGGTACTTAGCACCACCCATGATATTTTGTACAGGATCAAATGGATCCTCTACTCCCATTTCAGCTGCAGTATCATCTATCAGCTGCATCAATCCTTTAGCTGAAGATTTAGGAGTTGTTGCTCTAGGATTCCAACTAGATTCTTGATGTATCATGCCCTTCAATAGAGCTTCAGGTACACCGTATTGTTTTGATGCCTTCTTAATAATAGGATCAAACGAATTAGAATCATAGGTTTCAGTTTCAGGAGTTTTGGTTTCTGTCTGTGCAGTATCCGTTCCTGTAAGCTCACTAAGTTTCATAAATTATATCCTTAAAATAAGTTATCTATTTGTGATACAGCTTCTACTTCTACGTTCTTTTCAGCTTTCTTTTCAGCTGCTTTGGCAGCTACTGGTGATTTAGATTTACTCGTACCATACGCCTTTAATAATTTCTTATGCTTTGGCGTTAATTGTTTTTCTAATATAGGATCTAGATTATCCTCTTTATCTGTAAACGGTTGCAATGCTTCAAAAATCTGTCTACCAGCTTCGGCCTCAGATGTACCCATCCAACCGCCAGCATCTTTTGCAATCTTGCGTAGTGCTCTAGCTGTTTTAGATACTGACCATCCGTACTCGACAGCTGCTTCTTGAATCTGATAAGGATCTCCACCGCCCTTTAACAATCTTGCAGCATACTTATTACCAGCTTCAGCAGCGACTTCGTCAACCATACCTAGTTGATTCTTGAACCTCATTGCTAAGTTGTCAGTCAACGTATTGTATTGGGACTTCTCTTGGTCTGGACTCCAGTAATCATTCTTATATTTTTCAATACTGATAGGTGGTAGTCCTTTAGCCATTCTCTCATTATTGTGCATCTTCCAGCCTTTATACAGATCAGTACCTTTACCGCCAGCAGTCAGCTCATACTTTTTATCAATAGCAGCTTTGTGCTTAGCCCACATAGCCATTGAGTCATCCTTGGTGTCCTGGATCAGCTTCAATAACTCAGGCGATACACCTTCATGTTGTGCAGCAGCTGCTAACATCTGTGCGCTGCGTTTATATGCACCCTCATAATAATCTCTTAGACTTTCATCAGTTACAAATTCATCAACATTTTTTATAGACTTTTCAAGACCATTTTTCTTTTCTTTAAGGATTCTTCGTATCTCTAGTTGACTAGCATCAGCTCTGTCGCTTTTGTTTAACTTAGCCATCTCTGCGTCTATAGCCTTCACCTGGCCTTGCAGATCGTTTTTCTGATACTCAGCAGCCACCCGGGGATCTAAAAACCTATTGGTTACAGCCAGCATACCGAAGGTAGCTTTACCCATGTCGCCACCCTTTACTTGAAGAGGAGTTTCACTATCACCCAGGAGAACCTGACCAGTAACTGTATCGATCTTAATCTGATTAGGATCACCGAAGATAGATTTCATGGCATTGACAGCATCCTTATTGCCAAAGAGTTTATCTCTGGTGTAGGCATTGTTCTGTAGCCCTAACTGAAACAGGTTAACAGGCTTCAGTTGCTCCGCTTCCATTTGTTTCTGCAACTGTAATTCATTCATCTGGTACTGTTGGTCTTGCAGTTGCTGGTTCATCTTTAGCTTTTCTTGCTCAAGCCCCATGGCTCTCATCTGCCTCTGATGATCCATCTCTCTATCTTTATCCTCTCTCATTATGTTCCTCAGTTCCCTGAAGGTGTTCGAGAGAGTTTCATACGGCATTGCCATTATAGTTCCTCCTCTTGCCCTAACTCGTCTGCAGTATTACCATACTGACCTAACCTTCTCCTCATCGTCCCTGCTGTTAATCCAGGTGCTACTGCACCAGCCATACCCAGTGCTGCAGGGGCTAATAGCTCTTTGCCCATACTTGCTCCAGCAGCTGCAGGTGAGCCTAAAGCTCCACTTAATCCAGCAAACTTACTGAAATTTCCAGCCAGCAGATCACCAAATCCCATGTCACCCATCATGCCTGGAATCAGACTAGTACCAAGACTGATCGCCATGGTCATAGGATCAAACTGTCCTGTAGTTGCTGTCTGCATTGCGTTATAAGCCAAGGCCCCAAGGGGTCCACCAGCATAGCTCATCATTGCGCCAACTGCTGCCTTCAGTGCAGGTCCTGCATATTTCTCACCCCATGATGGAGAGTGGTCTTCTTTTAACATTCTCTTAGCTTGTCTATCCATTTGTTGATACTGATCTCCAAAGGTTACATGTCTCTGGTTGTTAGGATCAGGATCATAATAAACCTTAGACCCGTCTTCTAGTTCAAAGAATTCTAAATCTTTATTAGGATCAATTCCTCCCATAAACCTTTCCATATTAGCTTCAGGAGCCATATGCATTAAGTCTCTTTGGTTTGTTAAATTATACAAATCCCAATTGCCTGTAGGATTAGGGTCAAATCCTTTATTAGCATATGGATTAGTTAAGTTAGCCAGCATCATTTGCTCAGGTGTAAATTTAGTAGTGTCGGCGTCATACATAGTTCGTCTGACGTCATCACCTATAACACCTCTACCTAGGCCTCCCATACCATAGAATTGATCTTGTGTTTCTATATCCTCGATGCTACTGCCCTGTCCAGCAAGTCTAGCACTTTCAATACCTAACCCACCAGAACCGCCAGCGCCTACGCCTTGGAAGTCCTGATTAATATATTCATTATACATTTGATCTTTAGCTGCGCCTTGATCCATACCTATGACAGTATCTTGTGCCATGCCCAAAGCATCAGACCAGCCAGGGGCATTGCCCTGTGCTCTTGCCAGTGTATTATTCTGAGCTATAAGTCTATCCTCAATACCACGACTCTGTGTCTGCTCTATCTGCTCTGGTGTTAGTCCTAATGCATTGCCTATTAGATCTCGATCGAATTTCTGGACATTAACCATGTCTCCTAGCTTAGCTATTTGATCTTCTGACAACTGGCCCTTGATTGAATTCCAGTATTCTATAGTTTCCTCTGGTGTTCCGCCACTCATGTTAACAAGGTATTCTGGAACCTCTCCTAAGCTATTAACAGGCAGGCCCCATTTACCAAAAGGAGTGTAGTCTATACCCCCAGGCTTAGCTCGTTCTCTCCAGGGTGCTATACCCTGAGCTGTACGTCGAGCACGACCTCCAGCGCCTGTAGTAGCTTGCCTAGATAGTCCTAATCTATTAAACTCATAAGGACTAGCTTTGACGTCCCACTGACCAGTAGCAGCTGTTTCTCCAGGATCACTGCCAGCCCAAGCGTCCTCTGTCAGACCCAAGAACATCTGAGGATTAAAATCAGAGGGAAGTTGACCAGCAGCTTCCATTTCTTGCAGTCGTTTTACCATCTCAGGATCTAATCCTGAATAGTCATATGCACTCTCTGCCATTATTATACCTCTAGATCATCATACATCGATGGTTCGCCAATACCTTTGGCCTTCTTTTTATTGTTTGGATCTGTCATAACTCCACTAGCAGCTGCTTTTGCTGATGGCATATTAGGCATACCGCCTACCGCCATCGGAGCAGCAACAGCTGACGGAGGCATTGCTGGATCAGGTTGTCCTAAGTAATAACCATCTCCTTTAACCCCATATGGTACAGTAGTAGGCACAGGAGTTAATCCTCCGCCTATAATCTTATTGCCATACGGCTGTGTAGTTGGGACAGGATCCATTCCAAGGAATCTACGCCTAGGGTCTTCTGGCAATAAACCGCCCTGTCTAATAGGGGCAGCTTGTGCTCCAGGTCCCATACCTAAAGCCTTACCACCCATGCCCATGAGGGCCATCAGTTCAGCTTTCTTCTTAGGATCCATATTTTTCATTATGCGCTCTAGGTTTAAATTAAACGATCTTTCCATTAGAACAATCCTCCTAATCCACCAAACAATGCGCCAACGCCAGCTCCCCAAGGACCGCCACTACCGCTAAATAGACCTGTCAATCCGCCTGCTAATGCACCAAGTCCGCCTGATAGATATTTATTTTTTATTCCCATTGCTGGAGCCAAATTACCAACTCCAAATCCCATGCCTGCTGCGCCTAACGTATTACCTAGGGTTAGGTTGCTGGACATATTACTAAAGAATCCAGGTTTAGCAGCCGTAGCCGTTGGGGTTCTAGCAGCGGGAGTGTTAGGCCCACCCATACTATAAGATGACCTAGGATTAACAGCCCCTGGTCCATAAGTAGATGGAGTACCTATTCCTAATGCCCCTTTTACTTTCTTCTTACCTTTGTCCCATGCATCGCCATATGTCATCTTAGCAGCATCAGAACCCAACATGGGAGTTACCATTCCCAAAGCCTGCATGCCCATGTCAGCCTGTGCTCCTGTTTTGGCAAGTTCATAGTTTTTAGTTGCCCATCTGTTCTCTACTTTAGCCTGTCGTTGCTCAAGAGCAAAACGATCCTTTTCTAATTGCGCTTCTTTCTCAGCCATGCCTCGGTCCCACTCTGCCTGCTTTTGTCCAAACAATAGTGGAGCCTGCGCATTAATAGCCTCAAGGTATTTGCGCCTCTTATATGCAGGATTCTGGCTAGTAGCATACTGTTGTGTTGGCATTATATAATACCTCTCTTCTTAGCTGATTTTACGAGAATGTCGTGTGCCTCAGCTGCTCTTTTATCTTCTATCGCCTTTCGTGCATCCTGTTTCTTATTTGTATACCATTGTGCTCCTAATGTTCCTAGTCCTAGCGGTATACTCCAGAACAAGTTACTCTTGGCGTCTCTATAATTTTTCTTAGCCATATTGTTTTGAAACTTTAATTGCTGATTAGCTAAGCCCAACCTCTGCTGTGCTATTCCCAAAGCTTCAGTTTGTCTAAACCTTTGTGTTGCAAAGTTCTGTGAGGCAATGCGCTTCTGCATGTCTCTCTCAGCAAATTGACCCATGATTCCTTGTGTTGCCATTTGAGGTAACGCTAAGCCCATGCCTTGACTCTTTGCCACAGCCTGTTGATTGGCTCTCTGGTATCTAGGATCATTTAATATATTCAAGTACGAAGGCATAATTAGACCTCCCTGACGGCTCTATCTTGCCGTCCTATTAGTGGCGGATCTGCGGTATCCCAACTAGGATTCCACGACCCATCTGCTTTCATCATTTCAATCATCTTATTCCGTGTGTAGTCTCTAATCGCAGCTTCTCGTTCTGCGTACAGATTTCTACGCTGCTCAATAGCAGGAGTCACTTCCTGCAGTTGTTGATTTCCAGGATTAATTCTATATTCTAATTCATTAGGACATCCATTAGCTGTCGGCGTGATGTCTGTATATGCCACACTACCCGGGGGATACTTAGCTACAGTAGCTTCCCAATGGGCGTTAATCGCCTCTATCCTCGGTGAGTCATCCTTAAACAATGCTGAACCAAGAATCTCTCCTGTCGATGAATCATACAATACTCTTGCTTTTGTTGCCATTACATTCCCTCCGGTAGAAAAAAACTATTATATACGACTTTAGCTAAGTCAACTTCATTTCTATTACTTGCTATTATAATCTCTTGGGTGTCAACCCCATTCCATTCTGATTGAAATTCTACAAATGTAGCATCAATACTATCAAGGGAATAAACCCAAGTCACGATCCCCTGATTGCCAGAACCATCTTTATCCGTTATTTTGATATAGTCATTGGCATTTGCATTATTATTATCCCACCTAAAGTTAGCAGTGTGCCTAGTAATAATCTCAGCAGGACATACGTCAATTGTGACTCCAGCGATCTGTACATTAATCCAGTTCTGTATAGTCTTTGGGGAGTATAGTTCGATTTCACCAGACGGAGAAGGACCACCTATCCATCTTTCTATACTAGCAGCACCTGATTGCACTGGTATCACAAAGATGCATCTATCGTTTCCACTATACCATCCATTCTTTGTAACTGACCAGCTGGGGGCCGTATTTGTATTGATCAGATTAGAAGCAGTCAGTAACACTTGCCCAGTAGCTAGTGAACTATCATCAATATACAAGTATGACCAAGTATCAGCAACTAAATCACTACTACTAGAATTGCTCCCTGCTGACCCAGTTGTAAATGTTATATTACTTGGATTATATACAACCTTTTCTTCAGCGCCATCTATATGCCAGAAACCAGTTCTAGCTGTGAAAGTTAAGGTGCTAGCACTGCCATATAACCATCGTGGTCTAACAAAAAAACCAATAGCCTCATCATACTCTAGTGGAGTTGTTATAGCAAAGGAATCTAGATATGTCTTAACTGCCTTTTCAGTCGGAAAATCATACTGAGCAGCTCCAGCCATTGTGCCATCAGTTGACCATTGATCTATAATCTTATCAGAAACACCAGTTATGAATGATATATCTCCTGTATCTACATCTAACTCAAGGGCCTCAACGCCACATAAAAGCCAGCGCTTTGATCCTGCGTTTCTTAGTGGCAGGATAACCCCAGGACTTGAGGCAGCAGCTCCGCTAGTAGCATCTAATACATATAGGTAGGCTACATCAACTCCTAACTCTCTAGTAACAACGATTGCCATATCGCCGTCTTCGAGCTGAGACCCGTTCAGATTATCTAGAGCGCCAGATGATCCACCAGTTAATATGTTACACGCATATGCTTGATTAGCCATTACATTCCTCCTGGAACTTTATATCCACGTTGTCTTATTCGCATAGTTCCTGTTGTTGCAGCAGCCCAGTTTCCATGTATTTGATTTGAACTATCAGGAGCCATCCATGCTGTATTGCCTGGATATTGTGTTTCGCTATATTGATAGATTGGTATTCTAGATCCTCCATCCCCGTTAGTTACATAATACGTATCAGCATTACCAGTAACTGCATCCCATTGTAAATAAACTTTACCATAAATATTGCATGGAGAATATACGTCTATGTCTTGAGTGGTATCACTATCTGCAGCTGCGTATAAAGATATATCTGAGCATAAAATATATTGTTCATTTCCATTATGTGCAAACGGATATAAAGCATTGGCAGCTGTTATTAAGAACGCTCCAACACATCTATCCAGACCATCACCCTCTCCGGTAGTTGCAAGATACCATCCACCTCTAGAGAATGTAGGTGTAGTAGGAGCATTATAGAAATCACTAGCCACCAGAGCTGTCCCACCAGCTGATCCTATAGCGCTAGAGTCTAAATAAAGATACTGTATTTCAATAGCTCCATTGTCGAGATCATCACTACCAGCGTTACTGCCACCAGATCCAAACTGAAAGGTTAATTTGCTACTAGTATATACAGCTTGATCTAAATCATCTGCAGTCCAGAACCCACCACCACTAATATAGATTTCATCCCCATCTTTATAAGAAAACATAGGGCGTTTAAAGTATCCTTGTGCAAACGGTTGTGTTAACCCTTGTCCTAGTGTAGTTGTCGTATACGTTTTGATAGCCTTCTCTGTTGGTACAGCACTGTCTGAGTTTCCAGCTAACGTACCATCTGTTGAAAACTCATTAACAGATGTATTAGCATTATCTATAATTGCATCTCGTAATCGTAATGAATCCATAACAGGTTTAGTCCATAACCATACACCGGCAGATCCATAATCAGTCGGTCTTATACTCTGCGGAGCACTATCAGCAGCAGTAGAAGAAGAATCATATCTATATATGTATGTCTTAGCTGTAGCGTGTAAGATTACAATACACATATCACCATCAGAGATATTGGCTGCTGAGATCGTTTTAATCCCATTAGTGCTTCCGTCCAGGGCGTCTGCCCAAAAACAATTTGCCATTACATACCTCCTGGTAAACTATACCCGTGTTGAAATAAACTTGCAGTTTCATCACAATCAGCATTGTATCGCCATTCAACTACATTATTATCGTCTAGCGGTAATACATGATAAAATATATTTCTTAGTTGAGTAGCTGCTGTGAATCCATGAAACAGAGAACTTGGTAAGGTATTGGTTCTAAATTGAATATATTTAATAGCGTTAACATATACTGCCAGGAACTGTAAATCTACCCAACCTCCTGTCATGTCTGATTGACAAGCTGGAGCATATAAAGTTGATGTGTCTTCAAATGTACCATCTAAATCATAAGCTGATTGTATACTTAAATAGTCATGAAATAGAATCCATTCTCCACCATTATGATAAAACTCAACTAAAGTATTAGCTGCACTTTGGTAAAAGGCTCCTATGCACCTATCTTCACCATTGTACCAACCTCCTAGCGAGTGACTATAAGTTGGAGCTGTTTCACTATCTATCAAATCTCCAGCAGCTAGAGGACTTGAGATCACATCACTGTCGTCTAAGTACAAGTAGATCATACCTGCTCCAGTTCCATTTGTGAATTGAAATGTGATCGTTGAATTATTATATAAGATCTGCTCACCAGAGGCTGCGCCATCGTGATGCCACCATCCGCCAGTGATATATATCTCATCTGCATCCTTCCAAGCAAACTTAGGTCTTTCATAAACACCAGACATATGAGCTAGACTTAGGACACGATCTAATCCTTTAGTGTTAGTTGCATAATATACAACGCAGCTTTCACTCATCAAAGTGTCATCATCTCCAGCATCGTCAACGACTTCACTTGAACCGCTATTCAAAACATCAGTAATATCTGTACCACCAGCATCTATAATCTGCAAACTCTTTGTTACCTTTAGGTCTGCATCGTCTACCATAATATCGCAGAGCGTCCAGGCTCCATTGTTTGCACCATTATCATCAGGTTCGATATAATCTGGTAAGGACTGAGATCCATTAAGTACACCAGCATCCCAGGTATAAAAGTAAATACGTTGGTTGGTTAAGTCTGCGACTACAGCTGCATCTTCATCTTGAATAGACGCATATGGAAATGTGTCTAAATCCCCTGCAGCACCTCCCTCTAAACCTGTTGCCCAATATAAATTCTGTGCCATTACATAATTGCCTTTCGTTGTTTTTCATTCATCTGTAGATTGCTCCGCTTTCTAGACTTTAGATATGGCTTGACTTGATGTACCCCTGTCTTTAGAAACTCAAGCCACTCTTTAGGTAGCGGTATTGTCTTTGCGAATGACTTGGTATTGAATTCCCCATCCGATTGGTTGAAATCCTTTTGTTGTGTCATCTGTCGTCACCTCAAAATCAAACGCATGCGCCCATGCTAGTCTATTTAAATCTGCGTTAACTGTAACTAATCGCTCCAATCCAGAGGCAGCAGATAAGTCCAGGGTAGTTGTTACCGTTGCAGCCCATGAGGTTCCTAGGACAGAGCTATCAGCAAATGCCGTAGCGTTGTCAGCACTATCCACAAATTGTACACCGATACCAGAAGACTCTGCTGTATCAGGATAGTAGTTAACAGATACTGAGTGTGATTCCTGGATACGTTTACAGATCAGTTTAAACTTTCTAATTCTAGTCTGATCCCAAAAGTTCTGAGTGGGCCAGAAGTCACCTGTCTTTACCTTATAGGTGATTCCAGTTCCATCCCAAGACGTACCATATTCTAATCTTACTTGGTATCTATTAGGTAAGCAAGCATAGTTGTACAAGTTACCTGTGTCACTAGTCAATGTCGTAGTTGCAGTTGGGAAAGTTGCAGTACCTGTGTTCTTTTCAAACCACCGTTTCCTCACTAGATCATACACCAACCAAGTATCAGGGGTAGTTGCAGAACCAGATGGAAACTGTAAATTATATTCTCTATACGTTGAGTCATACCAGCCAACTGACGTATCCATATAATCAAAGTTAATGCACTCTGATTCATTAGGATCAAAGTAGTTCTCTATACCTCGGATGGGCATAAGTACTGCACCATCAAACATCATGGGGCCAGCATGGGACATAAACAAAACTACGTTTCTCTCAGCCCCTTCTGTCACGGCAAATCCAACCTCAGCATTTGCCACAGTAGCCCAAGCTGTACAACCAACTGTATAAGAAATTGGATAGATTCTGAAATCCTCTGGATCATCTCCAGTTAATAGATAGATTTCATTGGATTTAAACAAAACCATACTGGTAAAGATCGTAGATCCAAATCTATTGTACAAAGGAGTCGCTGCAGTCAGTGGGGTTTCTGTGCCAAAATACAAACTCTGCAAACCATCGTCAGATGAATCAAGTCCGTTCCAAACGAACGGAGCATTAGTAGCACAGTAGTCAACCCTATTACCCTCGTTAGCTTCTTCAGCATTACAGAGTAGTAACCTATCTTTATATTGTGCTGCAAACTTAAAGTTCTTTAGATCTTTGATAGCAGGAATACCAGTGATAACGTCTACTACAACGTCCTCAGAGCCAGACGCCTTACTAGCGTCACCTGTACTAAAATCAGCATCAACTTGAATTTGATACCAGTATCCAATAACATCATTGAATGTTCTAGGTTTCTCTCCAGAAGGAGGACTCCAGCACAGTTCACCAGATGCTCCAAAAGATGAATCACCTGCATCATCTAGTGTTCCATCTAAGAAATTACCAACACTAGTCCAAGCACTCCCGTTCCAATATTTAACACTATCAATCTGTGAGTCATCAACATTAACAAAGTCAGTTAACATCGTAAACTTAATAGCAGCTACAGGCTCCTCAAATCCAAGATAGATGTTATCATCATCTGCATCTAATAAATCCAGAATCATACCGATCGGAGTATTAACATCAGATGGTTCATTTACATGTAGAGTGTAGTCTTCCATCACACCATTATTGTCTAGGAAAGCCCCAACAGGCTGACGATAAACTCCATCCCATATATCCTTGGCGTCAGACCAATAGTAGTTAGCTGTTATCTGATAAATGTCAGCATCTAAATTAGCACCAGCTGCTAACAATACAGGATACATATATAAACCTTCTGTTACTCTAGGAACTATGCCACTATCATAACCAGCATGTTTCCTAAAATTACCAGCTGTAAGATACATCTCCATATGTCCATTTTGAGCTAATGATTTTCCAGCTGAAACAGTAGTATCGTCTATACTATATGCTTGCCATGCACTGCCGTCCCAATAATAGGCTGAGATTGTTGCTGCAGCAGCATTAAACGACGACATGTAAAAGTTAAGAGAACTACAAGGCCTTGGGCATAGGATTAACATGTACCCATGAGCTGTTTCATCCCAGTTAAAAGAATCTGTAGAATCATTAGTGATAGCACTATCTGTAACATCTAACATTTTAATGCTAGAATCTGCTGACTTGTTGGGATAATCCTCTTTAACATCCATCAAAAAGACAGCGCCAACTCTATTCTCATAACCGCCATAGTTCAGATTCTTCTCTGTGTCATTATAAAATATCTGTCCTTGTGGGGCATGAGAGAACCTACCAGTAACGCCAGCGGTGACTGACACATATTTATCAGTTACGGTAGTATCCTCATAATCATTAAATGGACGATCATCTATTGTGCTAGTCAAAAAGGTTATAGATGAACTAGGGATACTTGTCAAGCTGCACCTAATATAACCAGTAGCTCCAATATTGGTATCGTATGGGGAGAATGTCAGGTAATATGATGTCTGAGTCTGAGCTGGTTTTAGTAATTGTATTCCCTTTAAGTGTGTAATCGTTTTACCTGAAGGATCAGATGCATTAGAGTACGTATACCCATGCACACCTTCTAGGCCTTTATCTAGGTATCTTAAGTTACGAAGTATAACATAGTTCTGGTATCCAACATAAGCAGGATCAACATTAGGAATCCATGCCCCATCAAACCAAGACACTAGATCCTGATACGAATTGTTTGGGGCTTCAGCTAACTTACCTAACATAGCTTTCTGCTGCCCTTCAATTTTAGGCCTTTCTATTTCTTGTCTTGGCATTGTTTACCTCGTCTTAAAGTTACTGTATGCATCTTTCTCCCGATCAACCTTCTGCTGTCTCTCAAATTCCAGACCAGTTCGATACATACTAAAATATACGCCAGCCTCCTGAAACTGTTTATCTCTCGTCAGTGCGTGGGCTATAGCGTATTCTATAGGTAAATGTTGAAACTCAAACTCTATGTTTGTGATGTCGTCAGTTACCTTTGCTACTTCAAACTTAGCCTTGCCACCAGCTGCCACTACAGCAGCAGAAGTCAAGGGCCATATATAAACACGCTTATCTACAAGCGCAAAATATTCAGGAACACCAGCATCTGCTTGAGGCATGTGTCCTATTTGAGAAGGTTCTATCTTAACTATACCATTGTATCCGTTAGAAGCGTCATCGTAATACCCATGAAATAACTTAACAGCATCTGCAATCCATGCCTCGTCTGTGGAAACATAATACAGAGTTGTTGCTGCTAACGTGATTTCCTCCTGGGTAATATATACCATGCCCCTACTGGTTAAGTCAACACAGCCCTCTTTAATCCAATTTTGTATCTGAGTGTCAGACCAAAAGGCAGCTGTTTCTTCGTTCAGAACATCTCTCACAGCTGTCGTTGCTGTCGTTAAAGTGTGTGCCATTTAGTTCTCCTTAGAAATCTATGTAGTAGGGTTTAGGCACGAAACTTCTACGAAGCTGCTCCTCATTGGCAGCAGTTCGTAGCATACCTATCCACTTCTTATCCGTTCGTTCAGACTGATCACCCTTCCTAGCTATCGCCATCTCAACCACTGCATCTCTTAGGGAGTCATTAAAAATATCACTGTACGGCATATTACTCGAAGCCGTAACATCTGATGCTTTTGTATAATACCCTATTACCAGATCAGTATGAATAGCATCACAGGTCGATTCAAATATAATAGTATCATCTTCGATCGACCAATAGTTAGGATACGCATCTCCACTTCTAAACTTACGTTTATAATATATGTCTTGGATACTGGTCTGTTCTAATTGATCAGAGCCTATCCATACGCAGACTACAGAATCGTAGGACAGACCAGATATATCCACATAATTTTGAGACGCAACAGTATTAGTAGAAGTCTCTTCCTCATACACTAAGTCAGACTTTCTCCGACATAGTTCTGAATTAAGGCTTCTTATGGCACGGTTCATATAAACCACAAGTTCGTCGTCTTTCCATTTGACTCCAGCATCGTAGTCAGTCAAATCCCAACGAGCCTCGTCAATAACACTTTGTACTGTTGCCATTAGTTATCTCCTATTAACTACCGTCGATTCGAGCGATCAAAGCCCATACCTGAGCTACACAGCCCGCCAAAGTCTGAGCACCACCGGCTTCTTTCAGATCCAAAGTGTCAGCAGCAGAAATATACGCAGGACCATTAAAATACCCGTCAGTTTGCGAAGGCAGAGTTGTGTCATTAGCAGCCAACCCATCAACAAAATAGTCTACCGTTCCACCAGTAAACCCTAAGTCCAAGGTTGCAGCTGCAGTCGCTGCTGTTAGAATATTAACACCAGCAGCAATTATAATATCACCCGGGGCCAGATCAAACACTTGATACGTATCTGAATGAGCCAGGGCGGTTCCAGTTGCAGTAGCCAGAGTATCAAAATTGATAACTCGACTTCTAACGTGGAGCATACCCCTTCCAGGTTTTTTAGTAGGATCACTATTTTTAATATCAAACTTGCTAGTATCCATATTCGCAAGCGTAAAAGCTGTAGCCATAATAAGTCTCCTTTATTACGTCCCGTAGGACGGCTATTTATTAATCATCTATATTAGCGTCAACAGGCTCTGCGTCATCAGGGCCAGCGAACACTTCAACCATGACCTCAAGCACACCGTCATAGACAGCAGCGGTCAGGTTCTCTACAAAGATATAACCATCAGTCGTACAGATCTTCTGGTTAGCATCAGGATCAACAACACCCTGCGCCCAATCACCAGCAGCGGAAGCACCGCCAGCCAGGATACCCTGGTTAGTGTACACTGCGCTACCAGCATCATTGAAGCCAATATCAAATGTATTGGCAGCAGTAGAGGCTACTGTCATTCTCCAGTAAGAATCTCGAACGACCCACTTATCTTTAATTTTCATCAGTCGAGCCACATCAGAAACAGCCATCGGGTTTTCAGCGAAGTTCACTTTAGCATAGAGCCAAAACGTGCCAAACCTGGGGGCTTGCGAAGGACTCGCAGCAGTTTTGTATAAATCATATACAGCCATGTTTTATCTCCTTATATTCCATTATCATCTGGTCCAGCTACGATTTCTAACAAGAGTTCTAAAACTCCGTTATCAGTCGGCCCACCAGCGTTCATGTGTACTTGCAGATATGCGTCAGCAGTTAAGGACGCTATACTATCATTAGGATCAATAGTACCTTGCACCCAATCAGCATAAGTCGCAGTATCAGTACCATCGACGATCGCAGCTATCTGTGTTCCAGCAGCTGAATAACCAATATTGTACTGAGTACCTGTGTCTGCAGCTTCGGGAATCCGAATATATGAATCACGGATCACCCATTTGTCTCTTAGTTTTGCTAAGTAAACGTAATCGCCTGTTAGTAAACCAGGACGTCTAACCATCCCTCGATCCATCATATCTGATATATCCATACGGATATATATCCAAAATGAACCGAATGTTGGAGGATTAGCTACCGTGTTGTATCCAACTATATTATATGTTGCCATTATCTATCATCCTCCAATAAGTGAACTATAAGTCTGACCTTTCCTTGCAATGCAGCTTTGCGGATTGTGACATCGATCGTATCTTTTGACGCAAAGTACAACGGCTCTAAGAACATATCATCAAACGCAGCAGTGCTAGCTAAGGTGTCTTTAACTTCTACGGCAGAGGATAAGTTGTATCGACCCCACCTAGTTGCGTTACTGCCGTACCCAATGTCAATCACATCATATGCGTCTAAAGATCTAGTTAAGATCTCCAGCTGAACACCTAGAACAGTCTGTCCTGCTTTGATGCCTATTGCCTCTAGCACATCGCCAGCAGCCCAAGCCGTAGTCGTACCAGCTGCGTCAGTTACAGGCAAGTTATTAGTAAAGTCTAAAACTCTAGTAACAAGACTATACTTTTGCTTGCGTCTTCGTGCGGGCTTGTAAGGATACTCTTGAGCACTATCGCCATAAGTAGCCATGTGTTATTCTCCTTTATACATTTTATTCATTAACTCACAGAAATGAGTCCAATCTTCGTCCCATCGTTGCGGAAACTCGGCGCAATGTTTAGGACGAACTTTGTAAATGCTACACTTATTGTTCTTTAAGTGTGGGCATTGTTGGTTCATAATACAATAATGTTTATCGTTAATCACCTGATGATCCACTGCCCTTGTTAGAAAGTAATCTAACTGAACTGGATTAGCTTCACCTTCTTCTACTGGAATAACTCTTAGGTTGTAGTTACAGCAGAAAGATCCACACTTCTCGCATATATCAGTTGACCCGGGAGTGTTAAGTAAGTTCATCTTGCTCACCTACCACTTCCTTTGGAATGTCCGTAAAGTTAGCAGCTTTGAGAGGATTCAACTCTTGCGCTCCTAACGCATGTATCAACAGAGTTGGGCTACTCAACTTGTGTTTATCTGAGAACTGTTGAGCCAACTCCTGAAACTCTCTAGTGATCTTTGGATCCAACCCAATCTTTGCCTGACTCTTAGCCATGGCTAGATCCGATTTAATCCCATCGATCGATCCCTGGTGATACTTGACATAATCAGGATACAGAGCTTCGCCACCGTTATAATCTTTATAGGACATATCGCCATTGGAGTGCGCCCATTGCGCCCATCTGAGTCGAATATGGTTCTTAACCAGATCAGGTTGTGAGCCGTTTCCACGATCATCTCTCACGTATGCCTGTATCAATTCCAGCTTCTTCTCTTCCTCTGGTGTCATTACCCAAAAGGGAGAAGGTCCTTTGAGGAATTCATACTCAGTACACCCACGTTTCAGCAGAACATTACGATCATCGCCAAACTGTTCCTTCACAGCCTTGAGCACCCATTCGTAACACTCTCGGCCTTCGTCTAAGCTGTTATTATAGAAATAACCACCATAATGTTTAGGAACATACTGCCGTAATTCGATTCCACATTTGCATGGATACGGACTACTCTGTTGCAGATCTTCTAACAATCTCAGTTCGTGATAACTCTTAGGGGATACAGTTACCTTCCAGCACTCTAAGCACCTAGGAGGTATAATCCCAAAATGTGTAAACACAATTGAATGATCAAAGTTGCAGTTCTTATAAGGTGAACTCTTTACGTGACACCAAGGAGTGTCAGCACTAAGAAACCTACCAAAAGCTGCATTAGGTTTAACTAACACCTGATCTACTGAATCCCAAGCAAATCCTTCTCCAGTAAGTTTTCCAAATATATCTATGAAGTCTTGCTGCTTAGATAGTTTCAATTGTCCAGCCCAGTTCAGGGCCTGCACCGTTGTTCTATTTACAGTTGAATTAGACATTTGGATCCCCCTTTACCCATCGAACCTTCTTTAGTTTATCATCTACCATATAACTTTTGTTCTTCCAAATGTAAGCAGATTCGATTGCATCAAATTCTTCACGTTCCGTGACCACGATTTTGTCGCCGTTCAGCACAACAATACCGACTGCTTTATCTCCTGCAACAATCCATCGTAGTGCGTGAACCTTATCAATATCAATATACTGATGTGGTGAAAATTCAATAACCATAACTCCCCCTTTTATATTAAAACCCCGTTTAAGGTACGGGGTCAACCTTTAGTTTTAATTACTCAGGCACATAGTACCCTTCAGCCTGGATTTCCCAAACACCTGCCATATAAATAGTAGCAGCGGTAGAAGCAGCGTAAAAACCAGCAGCCGTACCGACACCAGAGGCGGAGTTGATGGACGTACCATACGGACCTAACCGCATCGTTACATAACCACCATACGGGAAATACTCACCCTTCGGTATCTGAAGCAGAGACGAAGCACCAGAAGCAGCAGCAGCCTCGTGCGCCGGGATCTTCGCAGTCTTCAGAGGTTTAGCCAACGAGTTAATAGAACTATCGATCGTGCTAAACGTATCGTCAAACTGGAATACCAGAGCGGACGCAGAAGACGTACTGTTAAAACCAGTACCCAAACGACCAAAGACCTCAGCCTTGATCGCACCGTCACCCTCAGTAGCCAAGCTGTTGAGAGAGGTAATATGCACAAGATGCGTAGCAGCAGCATAAGAGGCCGAGCTAGTCGGTTTCTTATTAACATCCGCACCAAAGCAAATACCAGTGGTAGCCAAGTCAGTCTTGACGCAAGAAGCGTTAGATGCTTTGGCTCCAGTAAAGGTAAAAGAAGGAGCCGTTTTACCAGCAACTCCCATAACCTTCAGATTTTTGATAAAGCAACGCTCAGGGACTTCCAAGATACGGAAGTTCTTGACAGCGTCATCGGTCAGTGTAGCATCGTCGATGACCCACAAGAGTTTATTAGCATTGCTCACCTGACTAAAGTCAATCCTGTTACGCAGCGTGAACCCACCCTGACGGGGCGTGCTCGTAGGCGCAGCGTTCGGGTTAACCGTAGTACTTGTAAGATCGACATCAGAGCCGATCGTAGTAAACTTCAATGAAGCAGCCATTAGATTCTCCTCGGGGTTACGATCCCCATTAAATTTGGTGGAGGACTCGCCACCTTACGATGAATGGGTCATAGTCCTCCTATATTATACTCCTAGAGATTAGGAGTGAGCAGCAGCGTAGGACTGAATGGTGATTAAACCATAGTCTTTGCTATTGAAGACAGACTTGTTCACGCCAAAGATACATCCGCAGGATATAGCTTTCTCATTCCCAAAGTCGTCTTGTTCCTCGTACCAGGACATCAGGTTGTCTTTACCGACTCGCTGAGATTCGATTGAATCATAAGCTGAGCCAAGTGCAAACACACCAGCCTGAGCACCCAAGAACAGGTTGTTACGAACGTTACTGGCAGGGCTATAGATTCGGGTAGATTCCCAAATCGCCATACCGTTATAGATACCATGAGCGCCACTGAACACAGGGTTCTTCAGACCACGCTTGTTAGCGTACATCTGGATGGAGGGCCAATCAGTGTAAGCACTGTTAGCCACATCGAGCCTAAGATCAGTAATGCTGTAAGGATGCAGGACAACCACGTAGGTCTCCATACCGTCAGCCATAGTCGGGCGGATCGGAGGAGTCAACGTTTTAGCCATTTCCTTAGCGTAATCAAGATCAGCCAAGCTAATCTGGTCGTTAGAACCAAGAGTCGCCTGAGACGTAGCATCACCTGACCACAGAGTATGCTCTGAAGTCGGGGCAGTCGCCGTCTGACCATGAGTTAGAGTGGTATCACCACAGAGACAACGGAACATATAGTCGTCGAGTTTACCAGCAAACCAATCCGCCAAGTTAACCTTAGCATCTACACGAAGATCGTGTACGGTTCTTTGCTGACTCATGCGCCTAAACGCATGGGCATTTCTCAACTGGTCAATGTTGATCGTGTCCTGATAATAGACCAGCGCTTCCTCGTTGTCACGCATGCGGTTGTCGCCAGTTACACCAGCGCCCGTCATCTGCATCAAGAGGTCGTACTTGATCTGATCACCAGCGGATTTTTCCAGATCGGTCAGTCGCTGAATAATAGCGCCTTTCCCCGATCCCATAAGTTTCGTAAACGTGGTAGCCTTGAGAGCTTCCCGAAGTGTCAAAGCGGACCAAATCTTCACTGTCTGTGCATCATTGGTTCCGAAAGCAGTTACAGCCATTTTTTATCTCCTTTATAAGTTATGCTTTAAAATTTGACACCATCTGATTTTTCTTCATCAAGCAGGGCTTTTTCAAGTGCTTGTACCTGGGCATCTGATAAACTTAAAACATCTAGTGAACTGAAGGATTCTCCGAGTTGACCTAACAAATCAGAGCTTCCTGCCTTTGCGTTAGCTTTCTTTCCAAGGCCAGATGGTTTATTTAGTACCTTCTGAAATTTACTATTTGGCACTGGCTCAGTCGTTTTGTCTTCTAGTATTCCAGCAATGTTACTCAAAGCTCTCTTCATTAATCGAGGGGATTCTCCGGCGAGGATTACATCCTCTATTGCGATACCAGGGAATTCCTTTTTAAACTCGTCTTCCAGCATTTTATTGCTGAACACATGATCCAGGGCCTCAGTCGGCCTGATGTATCCTGTGATATTTCTTTCTTGCTGAAATTCTATAACTCTATCGTTTGCCCACTTTCGAGCTGATTGATACTTTTTGTACGCCCTATCAAACCGCTCGTCTTCCCCGAGCAAGCTATTGATCACAGCATTATTCTCCTGTGACTGTGTGGCTTGCGCCATGGAAGCTTGAAGTTGCGCCTTCAAGGATTCGATTTCATTCTGCTGGCTTTCCAATTGTGACTTGAATATATCAACTACTTTATCAGGTTTCACATAGGCTTCGCCATCATCTGTATATTCTACAGGCATCCCTTTAAGGGATTCATCACTATCCGGTGATGTGCGTTGAGCGTTCTGCTCCAGAATAGCAGCCACAGTTCCCTTCAGGGTGTCCAGTTCTTCCTTGTAAGATTGGAACTCTTGGCGCTTTCTGCGTTCAGACTTTACATCTTGTAATAGTCCGTATTTTTCTTTTTTAAGGTTTTCTAATTCCGCCTTAATACTATTTATATCTTCTGCCGATTCCTCTTCTTCCATATCATCTTCAGGATCTGCATCTAACAAATCATCGAGTATGTCGTCGTCTGGCATAATATCCTCCTATATCTCTGGAGTCGAGTTAACTCCCGCCTAACATAAATTTTATATTGGAGTGGACAGATGATCAGTCCATCCACCCCATTAACATTCTCCGAGGGGGAGATCAGAGAATGAAAGACTAAGATTCCGATTCCTCAGAATCTTTCATACAAGCATCGCAACTCATCTCAAGCTGCGCTTTTCCCATTTCATACTGATTGAGCGCTAACAAATTGTTCAATGCAGTCTGAATAAGAACAAGGCTATCTACCTTTCCTTGTTTGTCACTAGCTGCGTGAGCATCGTAAAGAACGATGAATTCTTTTAGAATTTGCTCAAATCTTTTTCGTACATCTTTCATGGTTTAAATTCCCCCTCTACTTTAATTCCGTCCGAGTCGTATGAGTATTCCATAGTATAGCTATCACAATAACTGGCGCTGCTCAATGACCCCGCCAATGGATTAGTGGAATATTCATCTGCTGGAATATCATAACTATCATAATAAGGATAGTTAGAATTTGATCGTGATTTTTCCCATTTCGTCTTTCGTGACCGATTTGGGAGGAATAGTTCCAGTACCCCAAGCCATGTTATCATAACTCCCCTCCTTGATATACTTGTTATAACTCCTTACGAATCCCGTCCACCCTTTCTGTCTACGTAGCACAGGACGCTTGCTACTTTGATTGCTTAGTTTTGCCATTGATACTCCCCCCGTTCTTAGGTCTTACTCTTAGTATTGCTACTCCCCCCGATTAATTTAGCTGCTTTGGCTTGCTCCGCAGCAGCATCGGCTTGTTGCATTACCCCCGCCATATCTACTATGAACTGAGCAATTGACCTTCGCTGCTCTGCGTCTAGCTGCATCATAGATGTAACCATCTTCTTGTCGTCCTTATCTGCCTGTTGGTTAATCTTTGCCAGACCTAGCACGAAGTCTAACATGTTGCGTTGTTCGTCTACCTTAATCTCACGATCCTTAAAGGCAATCTCAAGTTGTTTCATTTCTTCCTGTTCCTCAGTCTGAGCCTGCTGTTGTGAGTTAATGTATTCAGACCAACGTGCTTTATCCGAGGCAGACAGCTCCAGCTTCTCAAGTATCAACATAGGATCAACTGGGAACCCACCCTGCATCATTTCCGTTAAGACACTCAGTTCGAGCATCCTCTTTGTCATGTTACCCGGGGCTTCCTCTGCGACTATATTATACTCAAGCGCTCTAGCGTCCCTCAGATTAGCTGTCATTCCTGTCATTTGATCCATTATCATTCCGGATTGTCGGTCGATTTGGTATCGTTCCCCCTGTCCTAAAATCCTCAATATCTGCGAATCAGGCATATATTCCATGATGATAGCCAGCTGACGTTTGAATAACTCTTTCTTCATATTATTGAAGTTACGGAACAACGGCTTCAATAGTGTCACGCCCTGCTGCTGACGCAGTCGGATCACGACTCCAGGTTCCTGCCGTCCTCTATCCTGACCCAAAAGGTCAGGGTTGATTCCAGTAATCTTCTTCATAATATCTTGTGAGAACTGCTCCATCTGCATAGGTGCGTTAGGAAATGATGGTACTGTTCTCTCTTTGATCTTACCTTGGGTAATTGCTCCAGGCTGTGTCCATGTGATTGAACCAGATTCCTTGAGTGATAGCTTAGCCTGCTGATCATCCAAGAACGCATCTGACTCAGCGTATACTCCAGGTTGCACCTGTTGGTTCAACATGTTTAGCGCCTGGCTCCACCTCTTGTTAACTTCCTTCTGCGGATCTTTCATTAACCTAACCAACCCAAAGTGGTTAGCTGATTTCATGCTGACGTCCCTATAAGCTATGCAGGGTACAATAGAGAACCCATCGAACGGCATAGGAGATACGTCATCAAATAAAACTTCCATACCACAGAATTGCATCCACCTAACACGCTTGTCTGCCAATGTCTCGTATGCAAACTCAAACCCATTGTCTTGAGCTGCAGCTTTAAGTTCTGGCAGCATCTTCTTATCAAACTCAACCCACTGTCCACTCTCAGGATCGAATCCAAAATAACGCTCATAGACCTCCCAGTATTCCATATGTACTATGCGTACCATATCCTTACTCTGGTCATAAAACGTATAATCTAAAGGCTTATCATAGTCGCTATCATCAGAATAACCAAAGTCAGCTGGTAGGTCAAATGCAGCGTCAGGTAACTCGACTGCGCTCGTACCATACCCAAGACTCTTATTAGACTTGATGATCTCCTCCAGACGTTTGCCTTTAATCTTAGGATACTTCATACGAAAATCTGCCTGAGACATCCATCTGTCCCAACAGATATAAGAAGCATCATCCAGCATAGGCCGTCTGGCTGCTGGATCAAAGTGTATTTCATTAACGGGGATTACCACTTGCTCCATAACGATCTCACCAAATCTCTTTGGGTCTGGACCAAAATCAATTCCTACAAATCCCCTACCACAGATACATGCTGACTCTAGTGCAGCGTCTTCCTCATCCTCAAACCCCTGAGCTTCAGCTGTCCAATCCATTATATCGTTTAAAACCTCTGATAGAAATGCATCTGTAGGTTCAACAGGAGAGCATCGGTGCTTAACTCTGTTGTCCTGATTCATACCCATAATCAAGTCGATACTCGATTTGGTTAGATTGAATGTCAATACAGGACGAAGTTCCTCTTGGAGAATCCGCTTCTCGTCTTCAGTCCACTGATCGCCGTCCCTAAACTTGAAATCATCTGCAGCATCGGACTGCCACTTTCGATCGGAGGAGACAGCTAAAGAAAATAATCTCTTGGCTTCCTTTAGCTTATTGTCTTTTGATAATCCTTCAAACATAGTTTATCCTTTATTTGACAACCCATTCTTTAGCTTTGTCCAAATCTAGTCCTTGCTCCTGCAAATCTTTCATGGCAATGAAGCGACTTCGTATTCCACAGAATGAGCACACATTGAAATATTTTCTACCTGTTTTGGTATCCTGGAAATGCAGTTCCTGTTTCTCCGGTGGATGTTTACAATCTGACTTAGCTTTCATCTCTTCCAGCAGTTTGTCCTGCTTTTCCTGGGGCGTTAGTTCCTTTTCCTCTTCCTCTTCAACTTCCTCAACTACCGTAAACTCAACGTCAATAACCTCTTCTTTTGCAGGCGGTTCGCCTTTCTCTAAGAATTGTATGTTCTGACTGTTCAGTGGTACTACAACTCCCCCGATAAGCGTCATCCTCAAGCCACCTGTCTTCAGGTTCAGGATCGTCTTATCCCAATCGTGATAAGGAAACTCAACTTCCTTACCTGTATTAAATACTAATTTACTCATATTTCCTCCCTCAACTGGTCATCCAGTTTCGACGTAATCTGCCGGTGAAAAATCTTCCTAACAGTTTCTTGTCACTGATAACCCCACAACGTTCGGAAGCCAGAAGGCAATAGTTAGTTGCATGTCTGTAATGATCAGGGCCAGATAGTTTCTTGTATCGATATGTCTTGGCCCCAGTACCCGAATCTTCCTCAAGTATCTTTGCTATGTTACACATTTCTTTAGCATACTGTTCCACCTCGTTGTTCCTACGAGGGATAGATAATCGTCCTGGACTGACGACTAAATCATGGGTAGCATCGCAGATCTCTGTTCGGTTACACTTGATAACCAAATCTCGATCGTCCCATGCTGTTTGGCCTGTTCGTGTTTCCACGTATTGACAGGCGAATACTTGATGGTGTTCGTTTCTTTGAAACTCCCTGACTTTCCGTTGCTCTGGAAATAAATCAATAACGGTAGACTTTACATTAAAGTCTCTTGCAAGATCGTGCAAGTCGTTGAACGAACTAACCCTGCACATCTTTACGATGCGTAGACTATTTCTATTAGGCCTAACGCCGATCACTACATGTAACTCTGTTCCCACATCGACCCCCATACAACATGGGCCTTCGTGTTTAGTTAACATGGGATCGTCGTTCTGACACGCATAGACGTCTTGCGTAGTTAGTCTGTTCTCTGCTGGAATGTAAGCTCGTCCCAGCTTCGAGTTCATAACTTCACTCAGATCATTGTGTGGAGGATCCTCGTAAAGATCTAAAATATAAGTGGGATCAACATATACAGAATTAAGCTGAGAAATCCACCAACCAACAATATCCCTGTTCGGATATTGCTCCACCCATCTCCCATTTCTAGGATGTATTTCCTTATGACAATGAATACATGCACGGTAACAAGTACCGTCCAGATTACGGCGGATGCTATTAGGAAATTCAATATCAAGACAGGTCTCCTTCCCACAGGCCTCACATCTGATAAACCATGCGTTCTGTGTGCTGAGTTGATACATCCTGTCTATCCCATAATCAGGTATCGTTGGAGTTCCTAAGTACATTAACTCTTTCTTCTCTGAGTGGGATACACGTTCCTTGGCTAGTATGATCATGTCAGACTCCATCTCATCCAACTCATCGAACACCACACGATCGACAGGAATTGATTTGAGCTGTGAGCTTGACTTCTTAGCTCCTCCTACGTTCTTGGTTGATCTAGCCCCACGAAGATATAAGAAACCACGACCAATCTGTTTAATGTTCTGTGCGTCTGTGTTCTGCACAAACCCACCAATAAACGGATTGGCACTGATGAGAGGATCGAATCGGGCCTTACTAAAGTCCCTTACGTCATCTCGTGTTGGAAATAAATATAGACTACCTTGAGGGTAGTGGCCCATAATCATGCCGTGTAGAGTACGAAGAACCAAGACTTCCGTTGCACCAATCTGAGCGCCTTTGATAAAACATTGCTCCCTTCCATCGTGCTGAAGCCAACCCACTTGGTACTCATGACCAGCTAACTTCCATGGGCCATGACTAAGTTCTAATTTGTTATCCGTAATCCAGGTAAAGCAGTCCAACGTCTGCATATACTGGGCTATTTGTTGATCGGATAAATCCCCCATAATTAATCCTTATTCAAATATTTTTCTGTTGAGCGGACTCAGATCCTGATCGTCCAGCTCTTTGTTCATCGTGTCTAATTGATTCTGCCTGGATTCAACGAAGTCCATTTGGTCAGTATCTACTGCACCAGGGGTATTGCCTTGCTTACCCATCATTTTCTTCCAAGCTGCCTTTAGCCATTTCTCTGCCATGGCTTCTTTGTTTTCACTCATAGTCCTGCTCCTCATCGTCTAACATCTTATTCAGAGTATCTTTAAATAACTCTATTTGATTTTGTTCTCCCAAAAACCTAACTGATCCGGTGTCATGGTCTACTTCCATAAAGAAAACATTAGGAAAAAATACCTCGCACCACGCTAACCCTAAACAAAACTTCTTTTGTCGAGCGTTCACTAACTCTGGTTGTGCTGGCATCTTGCCTCCCTTATACAAGTTCATAGATTGCTGAAACAGTTACAATAACATTAGCCCCTGCTGCATCTGTGACAATCGTACAATTACCATCCCTAATTGGTATAGGACAACTTGAAAAATCAAAATGACCACCATAAATTTTAGCATTTCGCAGTTCAACTTCCCATACAGAAGTTCCATTATCATTAACAGCTATTGTACAATCTGCAGCTATATCGCCACCAGATGTTGACACTGTCAAACTGTGAATTAATATATCTCTAGATACGTTAGTTGAAGCTACTGGCTTAGTGATCGTGTGCGTCTTAGCTGTATTAGCTGCGCTCTTTCCGGTAAATGATCTAATTAAGCTCATGTTTAATTCCTATGCGTGTGTTCGTACCAGTTTAATGATAGATTTACTGTTTGTGCTGCTGAGTGCTGGTTTGCCAGGGCAATGGCATATCTTGTATTCTGTTTGAGAAGAAGTTCATCCTCCCTTGTTCCTGTACCTGCTGCAGCTGTTTTAAATCCAGTAGTCCCAATAGCCTGTGCCATGATCTGTGTCTTTAATGACGCAATCGTTGGTGATGTATACACAATCAGTCCGTTAGTACTTGTCACATTTCTATTATTATTGATCACAGCAGGACTAGCAGCCACGCTTCCATAACTGGCTGCACTAGCAAAGGTGATTCCTTCATACATCCTGGCATATATCAATCCTAAATTAGCTCCAACTCCCATTGTTATGTGGGGCCACTTGGTTGTGTTAGGTACAGCCAAATGTATGTACGCTGTTGAACTTGCTGAACTCTTAGCAGCCAATGTAAAGAAGTTACTGTAATGATAATGAGATCCTTCATGTATTTCATGGTGGACATAATCAATAACATTTAATGCCTCAGTAGCTCCATCGACCGTTAGCACCTTGAACGCTGAGTTCTTAGATTTATTAGGTTGCCTAACAATCGCTCCTTTCATAATTCCCATATCTTACTCCTAGGGCGCTACCCCTGTATTTCCCCCTAACGTATAGTTCATTTGTTGAGCGCCACTTTCTGCGCTATTAAAACCATCCAGCTCCGCCACCACCACTTGCTCCTTTAAGACCATTAACCATCTGGCCTCCGACCAATGAGCCTCCTCCTTGTGTTACAACATCTGCATAGTTAGACCCATCTATAGATACAACAGGATCTATATAGATGTTGTTCGTGGCGTGGTAATAATTACAATATCCAAGAAGACGTATCGGACTTTCTACAGCTGGTGCTACTGTTACCTCTATGTATTGTGACCAATCTGCAGCATTAGCTCTAGCTGAAACTGTATTAGTTGACACAACTCGTTTAACAGCCCACTCATCGACAGCATCGTAGGATATGACATATTCACCAACTATATATAAATCGTTAGCAGTTAACGCACCTTCTGAGTTTATGTAAAACCTATAAGTAGACGATGCAGCTGGTGCAATTAATCTAATGTCAAAGATCGGACGTTCTGTTAAATCCGAATAAGCTTCAAGGCTTGCATTATTATCAAACGTTATTTCTAGTACTGTACTGGATCCACCAGTACGCTGACTAGGCCTATCCCCTGCACCATCAGCGGAGACCGTAACAATATCTCCCTCTCTCCTGATAGTTTTCTGATACCCTAATTGTTTCTGATAATTCTCTATATAGATTCCAAAATGATAAGCGCCAGCGTCATTCCACTCTCCGTTTGTTCCGCCACCTTCTATCCGAACGTCTTTCCAAATATAGGGAGCAGAAAAGGAATTAAGTTTAACATAAAGATCACCAGCCTCATTACGTCCTTCTATTCCTAGATTAACATTATCTAAAATATATTGGGTATTAACTAAACCAACTAGCGGATATGCTCCAGCATCGTACAGAGCTGAGTCTTTAATGTAAATCATACCATGTGTCGTGGAGTTAATTAAACTATTACCAGTGTTGGCAACATTGCCAGATCCTGTCATAATACATCTTTTCAGGAATAAACTTCCATATGAAACTTGAAATACATTTCTGTTATTGTTCTGAACAAAATAACATCCTATAAACTTGGGACATTCTCCATTAGTAGATACATTTATTAACTCTAAGTTAACACTGTTATGGATCTTTAGATTTTTAATCTCAACAAAATAACCTGTATTAATATCCATTTGTAGGTTAGCATTATTGAAATCAATCGATGCCATTACATCACTGTCAGCCGTCCAGGTACTGAGCTTAATCGTCCAGGCTGAGTCATCAATCGCTTGCGCCTCAGCGTAATCCTCGTCTGCTTGTATAACTGCTGTAGCATCGTTACTCACTGTAGCCCCTGCATACTTACGATCTATGATGATCGTATCAGCTGCCGTAACATTTGTTATCAGATAGTATCCACCGTCAGGACCTACGATCCATCTGCCGATCTCAGAATCCTTTGCCATACCGCCGTCATCTATTGTAACAGTTGTTGAACCATTAGTCCAATCAGAACTAGCTATAGCGTGGGTCCCACGAGGCCAACCTATAAATCTTAATTTAGATGATGTAGTTCCGTCTCTATTAACTGTAACACCAGCAGCTCTTAGATCAGAAACGTTCCTTCTGATCCATACAGTATCTCCTGCTCCAGTTGTGTTGGACATACCATAGGCTGCAGTGGCCCACGCATTATCTGTATCTAAACCTGTGTTAATATCAGCGCCATTGACCTCGTCCACAAAGTAATCTGTCATCGTTTATTCCTTTTATTTCGCTAATTCTTTGTCTAAAGCAGTTACAAATCCATCCGGTGGCATACGCATACACTGGCTAAAAGCGCCATCTGCTATGCACTCATCCATAGTCTTAGTCGCATAACCATGTTTAATCATACAGTACATAGAATCATCAGCAACTCCATCACCGTCTAAATCAGCTAACAAACCAATAGCATCAGCACCATATTCTCCAGGATCTATCATGTATAACCAAACTTTCAAGAGTTCAAAATCAGGCATACTATTTGTCTGCACATTCTTTTCCATCCCTGCGATCCAGGGCCAATCCTGATCCGTAAAATCAGTGAGATACGTCTTTTCATCTAGATCTGTAACATAGATCTCTGTGTCCAATTTACCGTTGAACACTCGTTCCTTAACTTCTAATCCCGCACAAGCCATAACTGCCAGTGCTAAAATTCCGATAAATAATTTTTTAAACATTTTTCCCCCTTATATGGAATGTAAGTACCTCCAATTCTCAAGATACTCCTTAATATAATCATCAACTGCTTTATTATACTCTTGACAGGCAATCAGCTGCCATTCTCCGCACCAATGTTGCATAACCAGGACATAATTGGGCTTATAGTCTCCGGTTGTGTCCAGGAAAATGAACTTCCACTGCGTATCCTCCCAAACCAGCCCCGATTTTACCATCAATCCCAATGAATTTATTACATTTTCCTCGTCTATTGTAGCGTTAGCACGCCAATAGCTCTGAACTCCTGTCGCTGTGAGGATAACGAACAAGAATCCTACGATAATTCCTCGTAGTGTTCGCATTTTCCATCCCAATTCTTATCGGGCGACCACTGATAAACCTTACCAATCGAACAGTGAACAATATTTTCAGGATATGCACACCTGAAATGGTCTTGCACTTTCTCAGATCTCACATAATACCTACAATTCTCACATCTATGCTTCCCCCGTTCGTAATCAGTCCAGGATACAGGCACGACCGCCTCCGAAATTTTATTTATTTAACCCTCAATGACCTTGAGGTTCCGCTCAGCCTCAAGTAATACACTCATCTGCATCGCTTGTTGAGTAACTATTGGCTGCTGGTATCTGTTCTAACGTATATTCCCTCCAACCTTCTTCCATTTTGCAGTTGTTAACGATAGCAACTGCTTCCTCTAATAACCGTGTCGCCCGCTGAAGCTTCTGCTCCACTGCAGCGAGACGAAAAGCGTCATCGATCATTGATCCCTCCGTATAAATTTTAGTTTAAATCATGTCTAGAGGGATCTCACCTCTGACGTAAATGTATGGGTCTACGGCCCAACGGTCATAGACTCCCTTGGGTTGCCTACTGAAGTGTTCTGCTATCACCTAGAATCAACTATTTTCGGCAGCTTCTGCTATTTTCTGTTGGGTCGAGCGCCGGATCGCATCCTTGATGGCCTTTAATGAGTCAGGATCTAGTTTACTGACCTGGGCTACAGCAACGTGCTCGGTCGCCTTTCCCTGTTCTAATCTCTCCTTATCGTAGAGGATCCCGATAACTGTCATCAGCTGCTGCGGGCTTGCTGCTTTCAGCTTCGTGGGGTCCATCAGGTACGTAAGTGCTAGGCGTTGAGCCTCAGCAAAGATGTCTGCTCTAGCGTTTCGGAACGTTTCTACGTTTCTGGCAGCTAGGACGGAAGGCGGGACCTTCTTGAGAGCCTTGGTTACAGCTCCTCGGGACACGCCGAGAGACTTTGCTATCGCTTCATGCGTTAGGGGCTTACCTAATTCGTCACGTACCTGGGCGAGGTCGATAAGCTCTTTCATCTCTATTTTTCTCTTTCCAGCCATAGTTTCTTTTCCCTTATAGATGAGTCTGAAGAGGACAGAAAAAACCACCCTCTATTATATATTCCGTATCTGACCCCCCACTTTGTCCGCTTGTAAAAATTAGTTGCATTATTACAAGTAGTTATAGAGGTGAAAAATCCACCCCCGGGACTCCTTTTGGGTCCCATTTAGGCCTCGGCCCGCAGGATGGAAACGGTGATTACGGTGCTGAGTGGTTCCTTTTCTCTCTATATATATTATATAATATCTATATCCATCTAGATAGATAGATATATATCAGATCTATCTAAAGGGAAAAGATATATTATATATAATATTATATATATATACCCGTCCTTTTATCCATCCTCTATCGTGAGAGGGGATGGTGTGTTTGAGTCCCTGA